TCATGAGGCGGCCCTCATTTTGGCCAAGTGAGCGTCCACTCTTGCCGACAAGGCTTCAAGTTCATCGACCAACTCAGGCAGCGGTGTTTCATAACGCTCGGCAAGTTGTCGTACTCGTCGGGTGAGCGTTTGCGAGACGCGGTCGACTTCGGTTTGCACCGTTGCTGAGACTGTGGGCATCCATTTGTCGTCGATAACCATCGACTTGATCTCGTCAATGCTCAGGTCCGAGTACTTTGCCCTCGCGGTGGCATCGAGCGCGTCAACGGCGACCTTCATTTTTGCTTTTAATTCGCTCTGCTGATCGAGCAATGCCAAATAACGCACCGTAACGGCTAGGTCGTCATAATTGTCCGGGATCGGATCTTCGTCGAGGCGAGCCATGATGGATTTCTCCGCTGCCGCCAGCAGCTTGGCCGCTTGTTTGGCGTCGGACTTCTGCGACTTATCTGCATCGAGATAGCTTTTTAAAACTCTCGCTTCATCGGCAGCCGGGGCTTTTTCGACTCGCGTTTTGACCGCCTTCAGTGTCAGCTTTCCCTTGGATGTTTTTAACGCCACCAAAAACCGATGATCCGCAAGCTCTTTCATTTTGGCTGCGTGAGCGCCGGCGGTTTCGACCAGTTCAGTGTATTGGTCACAGGTCGCCTTGGCCTCTTCGCTCCAAATCGGAATCATCGCCGATACGCGAGCTTCTTCGACATCGGCTTTGGACGAAACGCCCTTCAAGACGCCTTCTTCGCCGCCGTGTTCCTCAGATAACTCGACAAGCTCGGCGGCGATGCACGCCAGACGCGATTCCATGTCATCAATCTCAGCTTGTTCGTCGGCAAAATACCGAGCCACTAAGATCGACTTCGGCACCAGGTCACACACCCAGCCTCGATACTTCATCTCGCCCTTCTTCTTCCCCGATTTAATCTGCTCCCAAATCTCACGCGGCTGGGCCACCCAGCCTTCGGCGGCAATCTGGTAGCAATCGTCCTGCATGATGTCGGCCCAGTAGTCCATCAGATGCTGGTAAACGTCATAGGCATCCAGCAACGCGGCCTTCTTAAACCCGCTGAGCAGTGTTTCCGCAATGTCAGCGATCAAAGACTTTGGGTGATCGTTCTGGTCGAACGCGTTGAGCTTCGGCGTAGTGGACTTTCGCCACTTGGAGAAGATTTTAGTGGTCGTCGCGACGAATTTTTTGAATTGCTGATGATCGAAGATCGCCGAGTTGACTTCCGCGATCGGTCGACGCAATTGACTGTAGCCCGATCGGTCGGCTCGCTTGAATAGCTGTTTGCGGACTTCGGGAATGACTTCCCAATAGCGATCCATCGCGTCGATGTCACGGTTGGGGATGCCACCGAGCAGGTGCCCGTCGATGTCTTGCAAGTCCTCCGGATCGCTGCTGTCGATGTATCGCGGTAGGTTCAGGTTGTAATCGTTCTTGGGATCGGCAATCTCGCTGCGCAAGACCATCCGCGCGTACCGCGGGTCGCTGCTATCGCCTCGGTTAAACACATCGACGATGCGATGAATATCTTGTTCACGCAGCCGGTTCTTGTTGCCGTCTTTGATGAACCCCTTGGATGCGTCAATCATAAAGATGCCCTTGCGGGCGGTTGCGTTCTCTTTGCTAAGCACCAAGATGCAAGCTGGTATGCCGGTGCCGTAAAACAGGTTGGCTGGCAGTCCGATGATGCCTTTCAAGTAGCCTGAATCGACCAGTTTGCGGCGGATGACGGCCTCGGCGTTGCCACGAAACAACACACCATGAGGAAGGATACAAGCGCCTTTGCCTTCGGATTTGAGCGATCGAATGATGTGGAGCAAATAGGCGTAGTCGCCTTGCTTGCCCGGCGGCTCTCCCCAACTGAATCGCTGGTACAGATCGGCCGACGGCGTCAGACCTGTGCTCCATGTCTTGTCACTGAACGGTGGATTGGCTACGACGTAGTCGTATGTCCGCAACGACGCGCCGTCTTTGAACTTGGGATTGGCAAGCGTGTTGCCGGCCAGGATGTTTGCAGTCGAAAAGTCGTGCAGGATCATGTTCATGCGGGCGAGACCCGCGGTGGTCACGTCTTTCTCTTGACCTTCCAGCGTGATCCGCACGCCGGCCTCGGCGGCAACCTTCAACAACAGCGATCCCGAGCCGCATGTGGGGTCATACGCGGTCGTGGCGGCGACGGCGTTGTCAGGCGAGATGCCGATGACCTTGGCCATGATCCGGCTGACTTCTGACGGCGTGTAGAATTGGCCCTTGCTCTTGCCGCTTTGCGATGCGAAGTGGCGCATCAGGTATTCGTAGGCATCGCCAAGAATGTCGTCGTTCTCGGCGCGGTTTTTGGAGAAGTCCAGCTCGGGCTTCTCAAAGATGGCGACCAAATTGGTCAGCCGATCGACCATCGCTTGGCCTTCTCCGAGCTTGTTGGGGTCGTTGAAGTCGGGGAAGTCGCTGCGGGCCAATCGCGGATTGTTGTCAATCAACGGCTGAATGATCTGCGTATTGATCTTGTCGCCGATGTCGCTCTTGCCCTTGAGCGCGATCATGTCGGCGAAGCTGGCTCCGGCGGGAATTGTCACCTCGGGGGCAAAGTCATCCGAATCGCCGTACTTGTCCGACACGTACTTGATGAACAGCATGAACAGGACATAGTCCTTGTACTGACTAGCATCCATGCCGCCCCGAAGCTCATCACACGATGCCCAAAGTGATGAATAGAGATCCGATTTCTTGACTGCCATTCGTTGGCGATTCCTGCATGTTGTTGTGTTCGTAATGCCTTGTGACGTAGGCGATTTCTGTCCTCTCGGGTCCGGTGGATCCCATTCAGTCAGCGAAGTATTCCTCGTGTAGTGCTTTCCCCTTGGCACCCAACTCGATGACTAGGATTTCGATTTGCTTCATCGCCAGCGGTGACGGCTTCCGGTGCCCGTTTTCCCAGCGATTTACCGAAGAAAAAGTGACCCCAAGCTTGGCGGCAAACTTCTCTTGGCTCAGCCCGAGCTGTTCGCGAAGCGATTTCACGAGCCGCCCCAGATCTTTAGTTGTGTCAGCCACAGTCATCAGCTCCGGTCCCCGTGCGTATTGAAGGTGCTATAGACGCTGCCTTGATTGTCGGAGACGGCATTATCCGGGTCAATCGGACTGCCGTAATCGACAGCTATTGACTCCGAGTCTGATGTGCGTAAGATTTACTGAAAATCTACGCCATACCTACTGAGGATTTCAGATGAGTGACAAGGCAAAGGGTCGGAGAGTCACGATCGACCTGACGGCGTCTGCCGTCGATGAGCTTGACCGGATCCGCGACGTGACCGGATTGACGACGGCAGATTTGTTTCGCAACGGATTCAGTCTGCTACGCCTCTACATTCAGGCAAAAGAGAAGGGGCAGTCGTTTGTCGTCTCGGACGACAACGATCCCACGTCTGTGATAACCCGAATCGAATTGCCGTTCATCGTTCCCGAGAAAGAACGTGCCGGAGCCAAAGGCGAGGTAGGAGCATGAGCGACGATGATTTTGACGATGGTGGAGACGAAGACGGGTGGAGCTTCAGCATGGATTTCGACGACGACATCCAACTTGGTTTCAACAAGACGATGAGCGAAGAACTTCCTGGCGAGCCTGTCATCCGTATTTATGCGGCCGGTCCGCTCACTAATAACGACGAAACCGCTAACGGGGAATGCGACGAAGTTCGATCGATTCTTCAGCGTGTCTTCGCAGACTACGACTATCTGGGAGTTCAGTTCGAGATCTACCATCCTGGTGAAGTCACGATGCCGGGGTCGAACCACTCTGCAGAAAATGTTTACGTGATCAACTACGAACAGTGTGTCTTGGCAGATCTCGTAGTCTTCAACGTAACCCAACCATCATTGGGCGTCGGTTGCGAATCACAGATTGCGGCCGACGCCACCGTGCCGCGTGTGGTACTTGCCAAGATCGGTAGCAAAGTCAGTCGAATGTTCGAGGGCGAGTTTTCAACAACGCTCGCAACGATCAAGTACGAAAATCGCCAAGATCTTGAGCTGCAACTGATACAGCGTCGCGAAGAGATTTGTGGTGCGATTCTCGAATCGGCGATTCGTCGTCGGCCAATGCTGAATGACACTTCTCATCAAAAAATCGGTCAGACTATCCTGCGTCAGCGGATTCTGCATGGTGTGACTTTGGACGAGCTGGCACAACGCACCGACTGCAAAGCGAGTTGGATCCACGAACTTGAAAAGAATCCACGACTTGCGCTCGCATCGTCGTTGATGTCGTTGTTCCGAATCGCCGCTGAAATTAGCTGCACTGTGCAGTGTGCTAGCCCGTCGCCACCAAAGTTGGTGCCAAACGACACGCCAATGAGTGTTTCTGAATCGGAGTCGCTCTCAAATCTGGTTCACTATGTCTTGGCCAGCGACGGTCGAATTTCAGAACAACGAGCATTCAGTTTGTGGCACGATTTCACTGAGGACATGAAAGAGCAATCGCTCGAGGCCGTCGAATATCGCGAAGGTTATGACGAGGCGTTGACCGTTGAAGACTGGCGGCAGCGAGATGGAGCAGGCGGGTTGTTCTAACGATGCCGAACAAATCAACCGTTGCAAAAGCAATTGAATCAGCGAAAAGGTTTGTAGAACCACATTGCAATGGCGTGAGCCCAATTGACCTTCACCTTTTGGCGGAACTGAAAGGAGTTGTCGATATCGCGCCAAGGGAAATGAAGGCGGACGGGTACTTGGGCGTTCGCGAGGACGGTGCGTTTGTGATCCGGCACCGCGCGGGCGCACGTCAGACTCGAACAAGGTTCACAATAGCTCACGAGATTGCCCACATTTTGCTGGCTGAGGTCGAAGGTCAATCACTCAATCGAGACGGCAACTATCGTCGGGACGCATCGGAGGAAATGGCAGTCAATCGAATCGCCGCCGAGCTGCTTATTCCCGAGCTGATCGTGAGTCGCGAAATCCGTCGCGATTTCGGCGAAGGTCGCTTGCCGCGATGGTCGTTCGTTTTCCATCTAGCAAAACGCTTCAATGTCTCTTGCACCGCTATGGTCCTGCGGCTTTTGGAGTTGCCATCCATCAACGCGATCTCATTTCGTGTAAGCATCGAAGGACTTGGGCAACACAATCCATTCTGCTCAACGGAGAACAAGTGGATGCGGCTCGCGAACGGCGTTGACTACGAAATGGACCGGGTTTGGCGAGAGTCTCGACGTACCAACAAGCACCAACTGGCAATCGCGTTGGACGGGCAGGAACTCACGGTCGACTGCGAGGGTGAGTTGCGCGAGTTTGCAACTCGGCTCGGTGACGCCAAAGTTTACTGGCTAGTTGGTTGGCATGTTCCAGGATTTAGTGGGTAAGGCGGCAAGATGGAGCTAAGCGAATTTCTGCGAGAGTATCCGCTTCGGAGCCCAGGGATGATGTGGTTTCTCGGTGCCGGAGCATCAGCGGCGTCAAACATCCCGACCGCTTGGGACATGATTTGGGACTTCAAAAGGTCCATCTACTGCAGTGCCAACAGGGTCCCCATTAGTGCGTGCGACAACGTCGCCGACCCTTCCACAAAGCGTCGAATCCAGGATTTTTGCGACTCACTTCCTGATTCGCCGAAGGAGGACAGCACTGAGGAATACAGTCACTACTTCAAGAAAGCCCATCCGAAAGAATCGATTCGGCGAAAATACATCGAACGCTTGGTTTCCAACGGGGTTCCATCTTTCGGCTATTTGTCCCTGGCTTCACTAATGAAGCTGGGCGACGCTCCAATTATCTGGACGACTAACTTTGACCGAATGCTCGAAGATGCCGTCGCTCGGGTATATGGCTCTACAAGCAAACTCACCGTTGCGTCGCGTGGCTCCAACGTCGATCCGAATCGGGCATTGGCTGAAAGCAACTTTCCACTTTACGTCAAGCTTCACGGGGACTTTCAGTCGCAAGATTTGAATAACACCGAGGAAGAATTGCTGTCGCAAGACGAAAACATGATGCACTGCATGTCGACTGCAACTCGATCACGCGGGATGGTTGTTGTCGGCTATAGCGGACGTGACAAGTCGGTAATGGATGGGTTTCGTGCGAGCCTTCACGCCGGCAAAGGTTTTCCAAATGGACTGTTCTGGATTCACCGTCCGGGCCGCGAACCGTTGCCTGAGGTCACATCGTTCATTTCGGAAGCGAATGCCGCAGGCGTCGATGCCAACATCGTCCTCGCAGACACATTTGATGAATTCACTAGCGACGTGCTCGGGCAAATGCCAAACGTGCCTCAAGAAACGAAAGATCTTCTTGAGCAGCGACCCAGGCGAATATCGAATCATCGTCCTGGAACGGTCAACGGAAGCTGGCCTGTCATTCGTACAAATGCCTTTCCGGTGATCAAGTTCCCCAGTGTCTGCCGAAAGGTCGTTTGCGAAATCGGTGGGTACAGCGAGATCCGAGAAGCTGTCGAGACTGCTGGTGTTGATGTCTTGTGTGGCCGAAACAGGTCTGGTGTTCTCGCATTTGGTGAAGATGACGACATTCGCGCCGCATTTGGTGGGCATTCAATCAGTGAGTTCTCGCTGCACAACATCGAGCCGCGAAAATTGAGAGGAGGCCAGTCTGCGGAATTTGGACTTCTCTACGATGCTATTGGCAAGGCTCTCGTTCGACAGTGTCCACTTGATTTTGCTGACACGAAAGCAAAACGCACTTTAGTGGTTCGGTCGGGTATGGTGAATGACGCAGTGTTCGACTTGCTGCGAAAGGAGACGCGAGCGTTAGCTGGGCAAGTTCCTGGCACGCCATACAAGTTTCGCGAAGCCATTCGACTCCGACTCGATTACCAAAGAGATCGGCTATGGCTACTCATTGAACCGACAGTACGGGTAATGGGGGATCTCTCGCTTGCAGATCGGCAAATGGCGAAAGACTTCATTCGAGATCGCCTTGCCAGGCGATACAACGATCGGTGGAACGCTCTGCTGGATGCCTGGGCATTCATTTTGTTTGGCAAAAACAAGACATGCGAATTTGCCTCGTACGACTGCTCATCAGGCGTCGACGCATGTTTTGAGATCAGCCGCACTTCTGGATTTAGCTGGCGGGGGGGCGTGCGATGAGCGCTTCACAACTACCCTCTCACCAATGGCTCTCGGAGTCCGAACTTGTCTTTGACCCTGTGAATGAAGATGCTCGGCACATTCACCCGCTTCAAGGTCTGATTGAATTCGGACCGTACAGCCAAGTGCTAATGTCGGATACGTTTCGGCCAATCCGAGTTGCATTCATTGTTCCTAACGGAATGAAGAAGCGTGCTGGCCAACTGCTCCGCGAGTTCCAAGAACCGGCAAAGCCAGACGAACGAAAAAACTACCTTCCCGAGTTTCCAGGATTTGAATCTGTTTTTCGGACGAAGATTGAAGTCGCTCCCAAAGGCATCCACGTGGAGCTTGACGCTTCGCTCGATGAAAAGATTCAGAATGCAGCCGAGCCGCACTCAGTCTTGGCAAGCGAACTGTCAACGCAGTTGGCGCACTTGCAATCCAACCGGTCTCAATTCGATGTGGTTTTTATACTTTTGTCGAAATCTTGGAAACGAGCTTTTCGATCGGAAGAAGCCGATGGGTTTGACCTGCACCATTACTTAAAAGCGATATCGGCGACTCGTGGAGTACCGATTCAGTTACTCAATGAGGATCGAGTCTTCGACTACGCCTGTCGATGCAGCGTGGCCTGGCGATTAGCGATCGCGTTGTACGCCAAGGCTGGCGGGATCCCGTGGAAGGTAGCGGGCGCCGACCCGAATACCGCGCATGTGGGCATCAGCTATGCGATGCGGAAGACAGCTGCGGGCCAGCAATTTACAAGCTGCTGCAGTCAAGTGTTTAGTGCTGACGGAACCGGCTTGGAGTTTCTTGCGTTCGATGTTGATGGAGTCGATTACGTTTCGCGCAACAACCCCTTCCTGACTCGTGCTGAGATGCGGCGTGTCATGGCTCGCACTATGTCGCTTTACCAGCGACAGCATGCGGGGCAGTTACCGGCGAGACTGGTCGTCCATAAGTCGACGCATTTCACAGCGCCCGAGGTAGATGGATGTTTTGACGCATGTGGTGCAGTCAAAGACATCGAGCTGATTCAAGTGCAACGAGACACCTCCTGGCGAGGCGTACAAATCAATCGAGACGCTTCCAATCCGAAAAAAGGACTGCCCGCCCGGTACCCATGCAAGCGAGGGTCTTTCTTACAAATTGACGATCGTGCCTCGTTGCTTTGGACGCAGGGAAATGTCCCCATGCCAGGCGGACGTGATTATTTCAAGGAAGGTAAAGGGATTCCATCGCCGCTGTTGCTTCAGCGATTTGCGGGGCACGGTCCGTTTGATCGAGTCTGCCGCGAAATCTTGGGGCTTACCAAAATGAACTGGAACAATGACGGTCTCTATGACCAACTTCCAGTAACGCTACACTACGCAAATCTGCTCGCTCAAACGCTGTCGAAGATGTCGCGTCTGGACAATCGCCCCTATCAGTTCAGATTCTTCATCTGATGCCGCGATTTCTATGGTCAGAGCACGCTGTTTGAAATCTCAATCCCGCTTCGTCCGACCACTTGCAATCAGACACGCATTCAGCCAACTGCTTTCAGGTACGTTGAGAATCAAATGCGATGAAGGGCCCTCGGTAACATCGATCGCCGCGTTCCAGCCGATGTCACCACCATGGAGTGTGGCGGTTCCGGTCTTGCGATCGCGGGTGAAAATCCATTGCTCGCCGTGTTCGTTTTCAAAATAGCCGATGTAGCAGCGCCCTTCTGCACCGTTGACGATTGGCGGATCACCGCACGACGCAGCGTGATGGTTTGGAATCTTTAAGAGCGGTTCTGACATTGGATGGTTGGCTCCGTCTGTTGATCTTCGACTGGCTTTTGCTGTGACTGCGTGGTCCAGTGAGTCTGTTCCTCGAACCTATCGAGACCTGTTGGTCTCAGCAAGCTGGATGCTGGGAACTTGTTGCGTTGATTTCGACGGGAGAATTGGGCCAGTGCCAAAACGAAAAAAGCCGGCGGTTAGCCGGCTTGAAAGTTTCTCGATTTTGATGCTCGTTGACCGTCAGTCGATAAATTGCAGCAGGTTAAGACTCGCTGCCATCATTCGATGATTCTTCGTCGGGTTGGACTGGATGCACGACGGGATATGGCGGCATGCCTGGGTAGTACTCGCCGGGGTGCCCCGGCGGCAGGTTGTCCGGCGCTGAGTAGCCGGGCGGAACGTGATACGGATGATCGGGCGGAAGCCGCGGCCAGGTGTGGATCGGTGGCGGGGCTTCAATCACGACGGGTTCTTCGGGTTCGGGCGGCCACGGCCAATCCTTGGGCCACCAGTCGGGTCGCGAACCGGAAATTGAAGTTTCATCGTCGGTGCTGGAGCCTTCCGGCGGGTCGGGATTGGCTGGCCACAATGGTGATTCACTTCCCGGCGGATCAAACGGCGGGATGAATGGAGGCGGCGGCATCTCGGGTTCGAATGAATCATGCGGTGTCATCGCAGGGCACTCCGTTGCAATGGATTTGGATGAACGAATTTGGTGCGGTCAGAGGGGCATAGACCGCACTGGGGAATAGCCTTGCGTTGCAAGAACCGGTGAACTTCAGCATCGCTCGCGTCGGGCGGGCAGGCATGGTAATCGCGGAATGGCTGCCACTGCGGTAGGTGGTGCAAATTCAGCTTGGCTTCGACTTGGTTGAAGTAGGCTAACGCCGGACATTTCCACAGCATTGAGCGGTAGAGCTGCGTGCAGGTCTTTTGCATGCACACTCGATAGGCCGCGGCCGGCTTTGATTCGAAAGGAATCGGCTTGCCATCCTCGACGTTGTATTGCCGCATCCAACCTCGATGCGACTGTCGGATCTTGATTTGGATGCCCGGGTACTCTTCGCGCCATCGCCAGACGAGATGCTTCACCTCCCGAAACCGTTGCACGTAGGCTTCGTGAGTTCCGTGTTGACTGACTTCGAGGCGGCAATTCGTTTCCAGCAGGATTTCCGGCAACTTGGGAAATCGGTGCAAGAAGAAACCGTTCGTCACCAACATCAAATGACTATCAGACCAATGCTGTCTGGCGAGCTGAATGTGCCCGATGATCTGTGGATTTAAGAGTGGCTCGCCGCCTAGCAGCGCGAATCGCGTCGGCTTCAATCGATGCGACCAGTTCGAATACTCCACGTCGGCGTCCTCAATGGTCGGCAACTTGCCGGCGACGTGAAAGTTGCTGTAGTGGCTGCACTGCTGGCAGGAGAGATTGCAACCATGAGCGACGTGGTATTCCAGGGCGGGCAGATCGATCATCGCCAGATCACCTTTTCCAATCCGTGTTTCTCGAGCCCGCGTTTCAGGAATTGCGGGCGATGTCGCTTGTAGCCAGGCGGATCGATGTGTTCATGCTTGAAGGAGTGGGAAACGTCGCAGGCCACATTGACGCCAGCGACTTTGCATCGCCAAAAGAAATCCCAGTGTTCTTCAACTTTCAGCGATTCGTCCCAACGGATCGCTTGCAGAATGTCGCGGTAGGCGACGAAGCAATTGCCGACGTAATGACACCACCGAATCGAGCCACGTTGTTTCAGAACGCCACGATGGATACGGAGACGACGACCGTTACTTCTCAGTAATCGTGGACGCTCTTCATCGTTGCTCAGGGCAGCAAGCAGATCGATGTCGCTGTGCTTGTTGAGCTTGTCGACCAGTTCCGGAAGTCTTGTTCGCTGCGTCACCAAATGATCGTCGTCGGTGAAGACAACGATCGGCGTCCCGCCAGCGTCAAGCAATCGATTGCGCCCGGCGGATAATCCAATGTCGAAATCTGTCTCGATCAATTGGTCCACCATCGCCGTTTCGGTCGGGCAATTGGTCGAGAATCGCAGTTCCGGCTTACCATCGTCGAGCACATGAATCGCCGGGCGATTCGTTCCGTAGTGTTCGTGGATGCTCTGCACGAGCGCGGCACAACACTGGGGTCGATGAATGGTCTTGATACAGAAGGTGACTTGATCACGCATGGACGATGCCACCTCCCGGGTATCGCATTGAATGGAATCCATGTTTGCGAAGGCCGAGCTTCCTGAACTTTGGCCGACAGCGCAGATCGCCGTAGTGTTTCGCTCCAACGTGGGCATGAACGACCATGCAGTCCTCCGCGACGGCGACTTTCAGTTTTTCAATGTGGCTGGCCCGATAGAAAAACTCCCAGTGTTCGTAGGTCTTGATCTCGGGATCCCATCGCAGCTTGGCCATCGTGTCGCGACGCGCGAGAAATGCGTTGCTGGACATGTCGCACCAGGCCAGCGGGCCAATGCGCCGGTGTTCGCCTCGGAACATCCAGATTCGCCGGCCATTCATCAGGGGCGCAAACAATAGTGGCCGACCGCCGCCGCCCTGTCGGACGCCGAGGATATCGATGTCATGCTCCTGAAATCGATCGTAAACTCGATTGAAGTGCAGGTCCGGAGTGACGACGTGATCGTCGTCGAGTAAGAAGATGAGCTCGGTTTCTGCGGCGTCGATCGCCGTGTTGCGGCCAACGCCAACTCCGACGTCGTGCCGGTCGAGGTTGATCACATGGCAGTGCTTGGCCATGTCGGAATATTTTTCCGAGAATCGCAATTCTGGCCGGCCGTCATCGACGACCACGATCTTGGGCTGGTTGAAGTGCTTTCGTAGCGACTGAACCAATCGATGGCATGCCCAAGGACGATGGATCGTCTTGATGCAGAACGTGATGTCGTCGGGCGTGAATGGTCTTGCTTCCACCATTGGCTCACCCATGCTTTCGAAGGTCTGGGTTGACGTGCGCGATGGCCGAGGCGATTTCGTCTTCGGTCGGTTCAATGCCGAGGAATTCAATCAATTCGCCAATGACGCGATCGGGCTCCGCGGTCAGCTCGGCAAACTCGATCTTGAAGACCGGAACCTCTGGATGCGTTTCGATGAATCGATCACGGTGTTCCAAAAGGCTCCGCTGCAGACGGTCGCAAGATTCATCGTCGGCAGCGAACCACTGCCCGGCGTGCTTGCGGGAGCGATCTTGCAAACTGCGGATGGAGGCTTCGATGTCGCGGTTTACAGCGATGATTCGTAGTGAATCGCCGAGTGCCGTGTGCAGATGCTCTGCGAAACGACAGAGATGTGGATATTTTCCCCCGGCGACCGTTTTGTCACGATTGGCTTCTGACTTTCTCGTGACAACCCAAGATTTCAGTTGCTGGATCAACTGCTGGTCACTGATCACCGGATCGGTCGCCGGGAACCGCATGGCTTTCTCGCATAGCTGCGCGAGTCCAACCGCTTCGCCGCCGCCGGTCGCCTCGTAGCCACCGAGTTGGTTGCCCATGTGAACTCCGAGATGATGCATGACCATCGCAACACATGAGGTGCCCGCGCGGTGCGGCCCGAGAACACCAAAGAATGGTGCGTCCGAGTGATCGGCGTTGCGGGCGTCGTTGAAGAACCGCGTCTGATTCCACTTCCGGCCGCAGATGTTGGATTTGGTTGGCAACTGCCCCGCCATCCAACGGTCCGGCGTATAAACCGCGATCGATTCCTTTTGAATGTTCTTGCCTTGGACCAGTGCTTCATAGCGGCGTTGAATGAAGCGACCGAGGTGATGATCGATGTGGTGTTTGTGGTGCCAGTCGTTCCATGTCAGATGCCGGTACAACGCTTTCATGTTCTCGCGACCGCGGACCATGAACGCATGGGTGCGATTGACGTTGTAGGGGCGATAAACATGTTCGCTGACCTTCTGCGGTGGATGCTTGCCGGCATAAAGGTGCTGGCCGCCGAGGTAGGCCAGTCCCCAATCGGCCGGCAACTCATCGACGAATGCGCGGAATCGCGCGGGAAAGTCCTCGGAAAATCCCGCGTCATCCTCGAACACCACATACGAATCGATCTGTTCGGTCAGGCACTTTTCCAAGATCAATAGATGCGATCGGTAGCAGCCCCACGCTCCGTTTCCGGCTCGCCATTGCGGCGGTGTGGCGACGTGCCGACCATCGATTGCCGGAAAACGCTCGGGTTCGGGTAACGGCCACGGATCGGGCAACTGTTCGAGCCATTCCCGCAATCGATCGGGCCGGCGGTCGAGGTTGATCAGGAAGCAGCGATCAACGATCGAATGGCTCTTCAGCATCGTCGTTCGGCTCGGATGCCCCTTCGGGGAACTTTTGTTCGAACTTGCGGATGGCGGTGTTGACGAGTCCACGGGCGATTCGAGCCGTAAACCTTCCATGGGGCAGACCTCTTAATTGGGCTTCTTCGAGTAACCAGTCGACGATCGTGTCGATGTTGCGGCGGCAGCCTTTCGCACCCCAGTCGTTCATCGTGTCGACCCGGGTTTCGCAGTTGCACGTTTCGCTGGGTTTGGCAAACCAGGCCAACATGCGTTTCAGTTCATTGCCAGGACCAGGACGGAAGCGATCGATCTTGATCGTCTCGCGTTCATCACGCTCGGGCAGATAATTGCGGAGCAGAGATTCGAGTTCGCGTGTGTCCTGTTTGCGGCGTCTCTTGTTGACCAGCGCCATGCCGATCGTGACCAGGTTGATCGCTCGTGGGTTGTCGTTCGCTTGGCAGGCATTGCAAGCCGAGGGGATTGTGCGAACCTTGCAACCAGCCATTTGCCCGGCGACTTCGCAGGCGTTGTCTTGGGTCAAGTGCGGACAGTGAATCATGCCGTCATCCCTGCAACTTGACCGTCGTAGGCTCCGGAACTGCTCGGTGGCTCGCCGGGATCTTCGCAGTCGCTATCGACTAGTTCCCAACCGCAGGACCAGATCCAGGTGCTATTGCACGGTTCACTCGATCCGCTGCTGTCCTCGGACGGTGGTTCGCTGGCACTGTGGCTCGGTCGTTCCGATCCTTCGCTGGATTCAGATCTGCTTTCGCTGGGGCGATCGGAACTATGGTCGCTGCTTTGACTCGGCCGATCGGATTCGGAGGTTGACCGATGACTTTCTGAGGGAGGCTCGCTCTGGCTCGCCGAGGAATCCTCCACGCTGGGATCGTCGACGCTGTCGCTGGGGCGGTCACTGTCTGAGCTCGATTCAGAATCACTATGGGAGCGTGAATCGGAGCCGCTTTGAGATCCAGAATGCGAATCGCTTGTTGACGTTGAGCCTGAATCGCTTTGCGACCGGGAACCGCTTCGAGAGTCCGAATCGCTCGCCGATGATGGCTGGGACCCACTCGGTTCGCTGACGGATCCTGAGCCGGAGTCGCTTTGTGATGTTGAATCGGAGCCGCTATTGGAATCTGAAACGCTTGTCGAGTCGCTCGCCGATTCCGAAATGCTGCCGGAGCCGGAGTGACTCAGTGAGTAAGATTCGCTCGTTGATGAATCGCGTGAATAGCTTGGCTCGCTCTGTGATGCACTGGTGGATTCGGATTCGCTTTCTGACTCAGACGTTGACTCGGATTGGCTTGATTCCGATTGGCTTAGGCTGCTAGCGGACTGGCTGTCGGAATCTGAGCGTGATTGGCTTGGTTCAGAATAGGACTGACTTGTCGATTCGCTTTCCGAGTCGCTACCTGAATCACTCGATTCAGACTGAGACTTCGAAGATTCAGAACGCGAGGAACTCCCGCTGGATAGGTCACTTTCGCTTCTGGAGCTTTCGGATTCCGATTCACTTGATTCAGATCCGGACGAACTGGCTGAATCGGATCCCGACGATGAATCTGACGATCCTGATCCGGAGGAGCTGGCGGAACTGGATGAACTGTCGACGCTCGGGAAGCTAACCGACCGACTTGATTCGCTTTCGGATTGGCTTGATCCGGAGTCGCTGCTGCTTGCCGATGACGCGCTCGAATCGCTGGATGAGGAATCGGAGCTGGATGTATCGGACGATTCAGACTTCGAATCGGATGATTCTGACGAGTCAGAGGATGACGCCGAGCTGTCGCTGGATGACTGGCTTGACGAGTTCGAGGATCCGCTTGATGAACTCGATTGGCTGCTTTTGGACGAACTTGAGTCACTCGATGATGAGCTGCTGTCGGATGAAGACGAACTGGACGATGAGGAACTGCCGGAAGACGAACTGGATGAACTCGATGACTGACTTGAGCTGGATTCCGACGAACTGACGGAACTGCTGGATGAGCTGGGACTTGATGATGACGAGGAGCTGCTGGATTCCGACGACGAAAGCGAGCTTGATGAAGAGCTGGAAAGCGAGCTACTGGAACTCGACGAAAGACTGCTCGAGCTGGATGAGCCCAGGCTGCTCGACGAACTTTGGCTCGACGATGCGCTGCTAGAGCTACTGCCGGACGACGAGTCACTGGATGATGAACTACTCGACGAGGAGCTGCTTGACGATGAGCTGCTGGAGCTTGAGCTACTGCCATCGCAGCAACGGCACCCAATCGTAAGGTAGGCCGATGTGTCCTCGTGGAAATGGCAAACGATCTGCTGCGATGCCAAGAGCGCGTAGTCGCAGACGTTGTAGACTGAAACTTTGACGCCGACTGGCCGCCACTGCGACCCGTCAAATCGCAGTTCGCGAGCCGTGCCCCAGGATTTGGCTTTGATCCGGCGGGTCGGTTTGCAGAGTAGTGTCTGCTTGGGAGGGTCGAGCACCCACGACTGGTTGCCATCGAAGGTGACCGAGAGATACTGGTCCCCGGAACCTTCGATTGGCCCGCGAATCCGTTGGGCCGAGTGATTCCGAGCAACAATGCGGACCTGTTCACCGTCGACGTCCAACACCGGTTCGATGTTGCCGGATTGGTCCAGTCGGTGGAGATCACATGTCCCGCTGCCGGTCGTTGTGCCTTGGCGGGCGCTGATGCCGCCGACCGGAACCTTGACCAGATAGGCGATGTCGGTCGGATGGCCCACTCGGACGACCGCCCACTGCAAACCGGTTTCCGACGGATTACGTCGCCAAAGGATCTGGGCCGATCCCTCTGGTTTGGATTCCAGATAGAAACTCGGCGACAGTGATGCGTCGGCGAAGTCATGCCAGGTCTCGGTGATGTTGACTTGGGCTGCGACGACACCGTCGAAGACGACGCGACCAACCTTGTCTTCGGCGATCGGTTCGATCGCGACGCCCACTCGCCCCGTTGAATCGCTCGCCCCGGGCTTGCCGACTTTGATTGTCGCATCGCGAACGAATCGAGCGAGTTCGACCGGACCGTCGAGCGGGTCGGTCAGTGGCTGAATAAAACCAGCGGCGCCACCGATCGGAATCGTCTGCGTTGTGATGTTGTGAACGCGAACCGTCGCCGCATTCTGCAGGTGCGTCCGTGGTCCGCCTCCACCGGGCAACCGATTCTTATGCAGTGCATCAGCCGCCGCCAACAGCCGGTTGTACTCGGTGGCGGTGATATTGTACTGGTCGCCGGGGCGAACTCGTCGTGTCATCAGTTGATGCCCAGCGCGTTAAAGTTGCCCTCCGGATAGACTTGCTCGACGTAGGCGGCAGCCGGACGGCGTAGAACGCGATCGCCGACCACCTCTTCATCGTGCCGGACCCACAAGTAGTCCCATCCCCGCTTGCTGATTCCCGAGATTGCGCCAACGGACAATGCCGGTTGATTCGGACGCGCGGCAAAGTGATAAGTGATGTCGACCCAATTCTGATCGTCTTCGCCACCCTCGCCGCCGAGAAATAAGGCTTCACCGGGTGAAAAGATCGACCAATTGGTCGAGTTCGTGCGACCGGTCATCGACACGACGGCCAACAGATAGGCGGTCGAAACCCACTCGAACTTCTTCCGCACCGAGAACTCGAATGCCGGTACAGTCACATCGACGCCTTCGACACCGGAGTCGCTGACGCCGATCGCGCCCTGGTAGATCGGAGCGACCTTGCCCGGTGCGGGATAGATTCCGCGGGTACCGAGCGATTGATTGAGGTGCGTGGTTGCTCCGGTCGTGTTGAACGAGACCGGATCGAGCTTGGTCTTGTTGGTAGTGACGCTGACCAACGCGTGTTTGGCGTTGATAAACTCAGCGTCGATCTGCAGGTACGGAATCAGGTCCGGGAAGTTGGCTTTGTAATAGCCGTAGGCGGCGCTGGCAGCCGCCGCCGGATCGACTGCGCCACCGTTGGTCGCAACATAGGCGACGAAGTCCGAATGCGATTTTCCTCGCGATGCCTTTTCGGAGAGCGCCGCGGTCTCGAAGTTGTATCCGCCGGCCGAAAAGCTCATCAGCTAAACACCAAGCCTCCGGACTTCGATCGCTCGACGAGCCGACGCGTATTTTCCGCGGTCGCGATGATCGCCCGTTTCATGTCCTCCGTGATGCCATCACCGGACGAAGCGGGAAGCTGCAAACGCGACGTGGCACCGCTGAGTGCCAAATCGAATTCGCTGAGCGACTGACGGACCGAGGCGAAGGTTTCGTTGATGGCAACAACATCCAGGGCCGGTTCATCAGCTTCAGGCTCCACTACTGCCATTGCCTCGACGACAGGTTTATCTTCCTCCGGAATTTTCAGCTGCGGCGCCGCGATTACCTCCTCGTCCAACGGCTCGATGGGATCGAGCTTCAGAGGCTCCAGCTTTCTCGCACTACTGCCGAGCCCCAATCCACGGGAATCGAAGTTGCCTGCCGACTCGACTTGCGCCGTGTTGTCGGGACCGTCTGCAAATCGATCCATTGATGCCTGAGCATCTGGATCGATCCCGAGTTTTAGATCCTTCGGGTTCGGAGGCTGCAGTTCGGGATCATCGATCCCGGGGAGATCGACCGGGGGAATATTGACCTCATCACGATTGATCGGTTCAGGCAGCGCCGGCGGTTTCGGCGGCTCGGCAATGTCAGGTGGGGAACCAGGTTTAGTGCGGTCGGATGGTGCGGTCGCATTGTTCGCCCGATCAATGGCGGCCTCGAAGTCGGCTTGAGCTGCGGCAACCTTTTCGTCTCGTTCCCGCTGGCGATCGCCCAACTCATTCGTACGCGCTGCCTCACGAGCTGCTTTGGACTCCGCCCGCATTTGGTCGAGGGTGGATTGGACACCGGCCGTGGTGTCTTCGATCAGTTGCTGTCGTTGAGCCTGAGCAGAATCGTTTTCCCGAAACTGTTGCTGTTTCGACTGATCGACGACCGCATTCTTAGCATCGGTCTCCGCGTCAATGGCTTGCATTTCCGCATCGAGATCGCGACCTTCACGTGCTTTGCGCCGTGCTTCGAGTTGAGCCGCGATGCCCTTTTGCATCTCGATGCGGTTGGCTTCGATCTGCTGTTTCCGTTTCGATCGTCGCTGTTGCCGCTCAATAATTGCCTGGTTGCGACGCTGTTGCTCGGCTGCTTCGGCCGCGCGGGTATCGGCGTCGATCTTGGCCATTTCGACGTCGACATTGATATCGTCGTCGAACAGAGCTTTGAGTTTGATCCATGCCTTCTTGAGGAAGCCGACCGTCGAATTCCACATCGATTTCACCTGGCCGACAAACACGGTCCATGTGTCGGCCAAGTAGTCGACTGTTTCAACCCATGCTTTCTCAACGCCAGCCAGGGCATTGATCAGTACGCCACCGATTTGCACGGCAACGTCACCGGCGATATCGACCAGTTCGTGCAGTTTCAGGAATCCCTTCTTCAGAAAGCCGATCGTATTGTTCCAGCCTTTCTGGACCGCGGACGTCAGAATGGTCCAGCCGTCCGCCATGAATCCGAGCGTGTCGTTCCACACACCGGCTAGCCCGGACAACGCACCGATCAATACGTCACCAACGGCATACGCCGAGTCCGCCCAGACATCCGCGATGTACTGAGTGAACTCGGCCCATTTGGTTTGCAGAAAGGTAGTGCCTTTGATCCACTGCAGTTTCAGGTACGACCAAAGCACGTCGGTGGCTGCAGTGATGTCGCCGGCCGCCAGCGCGTTGGCGATCGCACCGAAAGCGGCGAGTGTTTCAGCTTTGAGAACTTCAAAGACGGTGCCCAGGTACTCGATCGCCTTGCCAGCGATGCCGGTGGAATACAGGAAATAGCCACCGAGGGCAGCGATGGCAGCGACGACAAGGCCCAGCGGCGTGAACAACATGCCAACGGCGCTGACGATCACGCCGATGGAGGCACCAATGAAACTAAAGATGCTGGCCAAGCCTCCAACGGCGAAGGATGCCGCGGCGGCAAACGAACCAAGCGTGAACAGTGCGGCGCCGATTCCGATGATGGCGACCGCACTTGCCGCCGCAATCTTGACAATCTTTTGATTCTTATTGATCCACTCGATCACCCCTGAAGCAGCCCGGCTAAACGCATTGACCATCTTGGTGACGCTACCTTCGAGCGATTCGCCGATTGCGATGGCGACGCCTTCGATCGAAGATTTGAGAATCCGAAACGCGCCGCCCAGACCGCCTTCCATTTCCTCCGATGTCTTTGCCGCTATTCCACCGGCGTTCTGAAGTTCTTGGTACAGCTCACGCGTATCAGCGACTGATTTCCCGATGGAGCTGGCAGCCGTGATGCCCAGCAATCCGAAGACTTCGTTGAGTTTTTCCGCCTTCTCGGCGGTGCCCATGTTCGCGGTCGCTGCAGCGACTTCGCCCAGGATGTCGACCAGCGATCGGGCGTTGCCCTTGACATCCTTGGTTGCCACACCGAAGACGGCTTGAAACTTCTCCGATTCCGCTGCGCTGATCGTCAGCAATCGACGCATGGCGTTACCGGCCGATGAACCTTGGATGCCCATGTTGCCGAGTGTTCCAAGCACCGCCAGAGTTTCTTCCAGACTCATGTTGGCATCGGCGGCAACGGGACCGGCATAAGACAAGGCTTCGCCGAGCGATTCCACCGTGTTGAATGATTTGTTCGCCGCGGCGGTCAAACCGTCGGCGACACGCGTTGCTTCGCCGGCTTCCATGCCAAATTGCCGGATGGTGGCGGCCATGATGCCGGAGGCCTGTGTGGCGTCGGTACCGGTCGCGCGAGCCATATTCATCACTGCGGCGGTCATTCGCTCGATCTGCTCCGGCTTGAAACCGGCACGACCGAGTTCCGTCATCAGCGAGGCGACTTCGCTGGCCGAATAGCTGGTCGTTGCACCGAGCTTTTTGGCGGTATTGCGTAGCGACTCCAGCTGCGTTTCCGTCGCTTGCGTGATCGCGGCGACACCGCGCATGGCATCGTCGAAGTTGGAGAAGATGGCCACGCTACCGCCCAGAGGAGCCGCAGCAGCGGCGCCGAGTCCCATGAGTTTCGTGCCGAGCAAGCGAGTTGATTGCCCGAACGATTGCAGTCGCTTCTGAGCAGATCGAAGCCCCTTCACGAACGCTGCATCCTTGGTCAGCAGTTCGACGTAGGCGGCTCCGGCTCGGACTTGCGACATGGGGAATGGCTACTTGCTAGAAGCGATGGGCTAGAAGGCGTGAACGCAGCACCGAGAAGAGTGGCAACCTGCTCGACGGTTGCCTGGGCGGGCACGGGCTTGGCGGCCGTGTACGGATTAAAGTCATCGGGCTTGAACGGCTTGCGACGACGCCGTCGATCGCGATTGATCTCAGCGGTCAGTGCCATGACGCTCGAGGCGATGTTCCAGTCGTGGCGTCGCCGAGCATCCGCCATGCGCATCAATTGGCGGAGGGTGAGTGGTCCTGGATCGACTCCGACGACGCCAGCGAGTTCGATGACGATGCGCTCAACGTCGGCACCCCGAGTTTCTGTTCGAGTTCGCTCACGATCGAGTCCACCAGTGTCGGATCGTCCAGTCTCCGTTCGATCGCTTCGAGTCCCCGTGTCTCGATCATCCGCTGTTTGTCGGCCGCCTTCCGCAGAAGACGGCGACGGGACTCCGGGAAGTAGGCCACCAAAGCATCGACAACCGCTTTGCAGGCTTCATCGATTGCGTCGCCCGCCAATCCTTCGGCGAATGCTTCATCGTCTACATCTTGCTGGTCCGCTTGCGGTTTGCAAATCGCAAACAACACGTCGCCCAGCAGCAAGGGATCGGTCGCCAGACGATTGATCAAATCGCCATCAATGGCATCGAGCAAACGAACGTCGGTGAGTGTTTTCACGCGGCGAAGCGTCGTATTATCGATATCGACGATCCATACCCGACCGCGACGATCAATGAATTTCTGCATGGTAAAAACTGCTATAAACTTCTAGGTTTCATTCTGCGTAAGGGGCAAGTTCGTCTCGCAAAGCCAGTACGCATGAAAACGATGTAGAATTGACGTTCAATCAACGGAAAAGGATTATGCGAGACTGCTTCGAACTTGTGGAACTATCTCTGTACATAGTCGGGATAGCATTGATTCTGCCAGTACTACAGATATTTGATGGCCGTGGCTCTGTTGGAGCTGTTCTGTTCCTATGCTTGGTCTTTCCGATTCCGTTTTTCCTTGCTCGACTGCGAGTAACATTCCCTGAGCGGATTGATGTCGCGTTCGAGCAACTCGCATACTGGACGTTTTTCGTTGGCTTATTTGTGATGGCAATCCTATGCGTAACCGCGGCATATCGATGGATAGCCTCTGTTCAATGAAGAAGATGTGACGTCGGTCACGCTCCGCTTCCGCTGCCCACATTCATCCCGCCACCGGACGAAGACTGTGTCGGCTTGAGTGTTACGTCCGCCGAGACGACTTCTTCGAGGTTTTGGTTGACGTTAAAGTTCATGACTTCGCATGTCAGCGTTAGCGCACCACCTGCATCTGAAATGCCGACATCGCACGGTGTGCCGCTGCTCCAGAGTCCTTGCAGCATCCCGAACGAGGTGTCGCCGTTCTTATTAAGCACCGTGAACTCAATTGAGGCATCTTTCAGCGTACCGACCGTTGCTCTCCAACCATTGTTGGCTCGCGTTGATGCATCCGCCTCGGCCTTCTCAAGATTGACGGTCAGGTCTTTGACGTTCTTGATCTCGGCGCCATCGATGGTGAGGACGGCGTCGAGACCGAGGACTACTTCTGCTGACATATTGATTCTCGCGAGTTACTTCACACTGTCACGCCAAAACTTGGGCAAGCGTGATTGATTGGCTTCGAGGGCGGGCCGCATAAATGGCCGTTTGGGATAGCGACGCGGCTTTGAAGTACCGCGCCGCTCGTTTTCTGCTTCGATCAGTCGGGTCGCACGGTTGGCTTGGGCTCCGGTCAGCAACTTTGTCCGAGCAAACTTGCCAGGCCGGATGACTCGAATCGGACCGTGTTCACCGACGCGGAAGCGATGACGTTTGAGTTTGCGGCGCTTCGTGGAAACGCCTCCAAACTCGTGCAGGTTCCACAGTCGGCCAGCAATCTCGTTGACCGGTCCGATGACAGCTTCCTCACGGTCGCGATTCACCTCGTAGCGAATCACGCGACGAAGCATGCCGGTCTGCGTGTGCGGTGGCGATCCTGGACTGGACGGCTTTTTTCGTTTGCGGATCGACCGTTTGGCGGTCAGTCGAATCGTTCCGGCTGCGTGCCCGAGCGATCGAAAGTTTGCGGCCTGAACCTTCTTTTGGACCTGGCCTTGGTTGAATCGGACACGAGTCCGGATATGGATCACTTGGCCAGTTCAAACGTAAGTGTCAGCAGGCTAGTGAACTGATTGAACTGCGTCCAGTGTTCGACGGAGTAGAGCACTGCATTCTCGACTTTCACGCAGCGGGCGGCGACAAGCGAGTTGAGTCGCTTCAAACGGAAGTAGTCTGCCAACTCTTCGACAAAGAAGACCAGCGGGTCGATCTCTTTAGCGTCACCCTTGGAGAACTTCTTCTGGACCGCCACGTCGATGGTTGCGTGAAACTTGTTGCTGGCTCGGTCAAGTGGCAAGTACTCGACTTCCCGAGGCACGACGGTGACTCGCAGTTCCTTCATATCTTCGAGGTCGAAGTTGGGAACGTACAGTCGCTGGGCTGCGAGGTTCTTTTTGCTGAAATCGCCGGCGTTGATTTCGGCAACGACACTCTCGGCGATCTGTATAACGGTGGCGGGATTCGCGGTCATGAAATGGTATCAACCAGTTTGGTATGGATGCGGAGTTTGACGCGAAAGGGATCGCTGTAACGCCATGGCGGCTCGTTGCCGATCGACATAAGCTCATAGATGAACGTCGTGTCACCGTCCGTTTCGAGTATGCGGTCACCTCGGCGAGGCCAAGTGCCGATGGCACTACTGAGCAGATCTTTGGAGTTGATCAGAAAGTCTCGGACTTGGGCTCGCGTGATGATGCCTTCGCCATCTTCTTGCTCGTATTCCGACTTTCCGATCGTTGCGGGAAGCTCGACCGACAGTTCATCACGTTGGTAGGTGACCATGCGTGATGCGTGTTTGGTCAACTTGTCAGAGAGCCAAGCCTGACCACGTGCGAGCAGGTCGCTCACGATTTGGTGGAACGTAATGTGGATGCCGGCTTCGACTTGAGCAGCGTCGCTGCCTTCTCGCCCAGCTCGTCACGCCACGCCTCATCGGCTCGCCGTTGATATTCGTCGGCGATTGCTTCGGCTTCCTCGTTGAGCTGTTGTTGCCGGAAGTTGGCTTGCCTGGCAAACGGCTGAGTGAAGTTGAGGTTGCCGCTGTCTCGATCACGCTTCTTTGCTGGAAGCAAAGCCACGGCGACGAGTACCAGGACGACAACGGTTGCAATTCCAAGAATCATGAGCCTTACATGCCTCGCTTGATGAGAATGAATCCGAGCAGAATGATCGCGACGACAATCAACGCGAGCGTCGCCAGTTCGCCGGCACCGGCCCAGATGAATGCGTTGCGTCCACCGGAATCGCGGTCGAAGAGTGGTTCGCGATCGCGGTCTCGATCACGATCGAACGGTCGCCACGTTGGTTCCGTCGGTTCGATCGGACAGTAACCGTCGGGGCAATCTTCGGGAGAGAGTTGAAGCGTCGGTGAGATCGCTGAATCCCAAGAGTAGCCGCGTGACTTCAGAGCGCCAGTCTTCTGAGCTTGGCGAGTTTGCTGATAGAGTTCGTAACCGTGTCGCAGGTCATCGAACAGTTCCGCCGGAGTCGACGGCAACATTGTGTAGCCTGCGGCATGAACGTGACCGCCACTCGAGTCCTGGAAGAGGACGACAGGGAACTGGCTGGCCGGAACAATGTCCGCATAGCGAGTCTTGTAGAGGGCGTTGCTTTCGGTGTAGACCTGGAACTCGCAACTTTGTCGGAGTTTCGAGAGCTTGGCGTCCTTGTTGAACCAGTCCGTTAGTTGCTGACTTTTCGCGTCGTTGCCGACGAACAATGCAATCTGGTATCGCTTCGTCGCACGTTCTGGAACTGCGTTGCCCGCGGAGTTCGCTGGCGTGACGATGATCGGCGCAGGAACCGTCGGAGCTGGCACGGTTGCTGGAATTGGCGTCGACGGGCGGACAACTGGCGAGGCCGGGACCACGCGATACGGTCGCAGTGTCGGTCGCACAACTGGCGGACAAGGCGGCGGGCAGTATCCAGATTGCTGCTTGAGTTCCCCTTGTGCGTCGAGGTTTACCTGAGCAGGCTCGGGCAGCTTTTCAATTTTCCGGCCAACCGGCGGAGTTGGTCTCGCCGTGGGAAGTCGCCAGTCATCATTGGTTTGCGGCCGAGGTGCTCGGTGCAATGCCGTGAAGACTACGCCCAGCAAGACGGCATGCAGGACCGCCACGACGATCAGGCCAACGCTCAGCCGGATCCGAATTTCATCTTTCATCAACAACCTCATAACTTCGATAGGGCAAGGAACTGGCGGGGTCTTCCATGACGGTTAGTGCGAATCCGCCGTAACCCGCCCAGAGGCGTACAAACTGTTCACGTGGCGTGAGCTCAAAGCGGCCGGGATAGTTGTTGTCCAGGATCGCGGCGTACTGCTGACCGTTTCGCTCGACCCATCCGACAAAGGTGCAACAGTGGGCGGGCTTCCACCAAAGAATCGCACCACGTCGTGTGGCATTGGCCCAGTCGAGGAAGCGAGGGTCAGCTTTGACTGTGTAGCTGTAGTCGATGCCGGCCGCATCGAGCCGGTTCCGCAAACGTGTGTCCCACTCGCCGTCGCTGTAGGTCGCTCGCCAACGTTCGCCGAGTTCAAACTCATTCAGCCATCGCAGGTGATTGACCAGCGACGCGTGAACGCAGCTGCCTTGATTTAGCCGGCCAGTCCAATTGCGTTGATGCAACTGAGGCGGCAGGTTAGCGATGGGCTGCTCCGGCGGCGGGGCCGGCAACGGTCGCACTTGCACATCGCGTTGCGGTAAACAACCGGTGCAGACAATGAGGGCACAAAGCAAAACGAGAGATCGCAACTTGGCATCCATGCGAATAATGACCTGATGCAAGATTACTGAAGCAGCCGAACTCGAACGGCCGGAGTACTCGGCGGAGCATCTTCGACCGAGATTCCGATCATCGAGTGCTCGTACTGGTTCTTGATCACGTGATGGCTGATCTCGGACCAGTAAAGAATCGTGCCGGCAGGAATGTTCGTGGTCGGATCTTTGACGAGGCTGAAGACGCCACGAACCGTGATGCTGCCACGAGCCCCCGCGTAGATGCCGAACTTGGCGACGCCGACCAGCTTGTTCAGAACGACAACGTCGCCAGGTGCGATGTCGACATCTGGCACGAATGGAATGGTGTCACCTTCATGAACGAAGGTGGCCCCAGCGGGAACGATGATGGCGTTGCTCACGTGGCTTCATCACTTGGTTGATCACTGACTGAGACGCACGCGTACAAACTCATCGGTCGTGGCAACGTCGGCGACGACCTTGCCGAGATACACCGTGTTCGTGTCAATCAGAGTGATGATGCCGTCATTAGTGGCATACACCTTCTGACCGGCCGAGTACTCGTCCTCGCTAGCCATGGCTTTCGGGAAATCGAAGACGCCTTCAACGGCAACCGAGCCAAGCACATCCGCCTTGAGGTCGCGCTTGGTGATGCCGACCAAATCGCCTTGAATGACGATTGATCCAACCGGAACGTCGACATCAGGCGTAAAGTCAACGTGTTTGCCGTCGTGAACGAATTGAGCTTGCATGGGAGTCCAAATAAAAAGCTGAGAGATCAAGAATCAGTTGAGACCGCAGCGAGGATTACTCGCCGGCGACCTTCACGGCAGCGCGGTGATCCTGAGAGTTCACACCGAAGTCGATGTAAGAGCGGAAGCCCATGCCCAGGGTGTTCGGCGGCATTTCCACGCGTTCGATGACCGGTGTGCGACGTCCGTTGAGGAACACGATCTCAAACGCGGGCAGGACTCGCGGGTTCGCGAATAGATACCAAGCTGTGCCAGACGCACCTTGGTAATACGTATCCGACAGATGCGGCGTGGAGATGACGCGATACTTGTTGCGGTGCGGGTTGTCGACGGGGATCTTGGTCGGCGACCCTTGAGCGTCGATCATCAGCTGGGCCGAGCCCATCAAAAGTTCCGCTTCGGTTTCCAATTCGACCGGAACCACCAAGTATTCGGGCCGAATGTTGATCGGCTTCTGGTCCTTTGGCTTGCCGCCTGGACCTGCCTTCTGCTTCCGGAAAGTTGTCTTGGCAACGGTCAGGCTATCCGGACCGAACTTGGTGTCGGGACCTTGCAGGAAGTTGGCGTTCGCTGACGAGAAGAAGCCAGAGTTTTTCAGCAGCAACGTGAAGAACAAATCGTCGATCGACTCGGCACCCGAACGTCCCATTTGTCGAGGGATATCCATGAAGGCGTTGAGGTCATCGTTGATGATGTCGTGCCGCGTCAGCGTGAGGATCTGACCGTACGTGTCGGCCTTGTTCGTGAACTTCTGGTCCGACAGTTTTCCATGCTTGAGCTCGCCGTCGGGAGCGACCTGTTCAAAGCCGCCGGTACCAAGCAGGCGATAGCGTGAGACCTCTTTGAAGTCAGAGACGGTGCCGACACTGCAGAGATCGAAAGCGGCGATTGGTGTGTTCTGGTAAGCTGCGAGCAACGTCTTGTTCATGACGTTTTCCATGATGCTCGGCAAGCTCATGGATGAGAAACCGGCGCGGATGGTTTCCGTTCCGTCGCCGAAGACACGCGGCACATTGATGCCTTCGCTGCGAGCACACTCGGCGACCAGTTCCTTCAAGCCAATATGACGGAGCGGGTTGGCGGCTTCGAGTGTTCGCTCGCCATAGCTGGCGAGAAGTGTCTTTTCGTCGATGCCAACCGACAAGCAAGCCGCGGCTTCGAGGACCTCGCGGTTGTATCGCGGAGAGTGTTGCGATTGATCGGGAGCTTTGGGGCGTTCGCTGCGTAACACGGTGAGCTCCGTCTTCGTGACTGACCAGCCTTGCTCGATCGCGTCGGCTTCGATGGTGGGATGCTTGTCGCCGCAGAGCTTGCGAATGCCGGCGATGCGACGTGATTCGGCGGCGGCCTCGGCACGCATTTGTTCGACTGCCGAGACCGGTTGAGATTGCGGTTTGGCTTTCGGCTTCGTACTCATGGCGAGACTCGCGTTAACTGGTTCAAGTTCGTCCGTGGTTTCTTCGTCTCCGGTATCCGGATCTTCTTCCGACTGGCCGGCAGCGACGCGAGCCTCGGTGTTGTCGTCGGCACCGAGTGCAACAAAGGAGACTTCACCAAGAGTGGATTTGCGGGCGATGTAGAGCGGGCCGTTGTGATTACGCCCGTTGGCTTTGGCAGTTTTGCCTTCCGGGATGAAGACCACTTTGTCGGCGCTGGCCCCGAGCGACGCCTGCCACGGGAATCCGTTCTCGCTTGTTGCGATCACTTCCTGAGCCGTTGCACCAACGCCCGAAATGACACCGGCGACCTCCAGTGATCGGTCGCTGATTTTGATGTCGTCGGTGTGGCCGACGATTGATCCACGGTCATGGTCTTTCAGAATCGGACGTGACTTTCGAGTCACACGCAGACCAGCCAGGTCAACCACGACCGGATAAGGCCAACCGCCAAGCCGCATCGCTCCGCCCGTGTAAGCGACCATCGAAAACTTCCGCAGCGCCGGCTTGTCGTCACCTTCGATCGGTGGATCAGCCGCTGCTAGCGTGATCGTCGCGGCGTCATCGCAGACGATACGCAGCGAACTGGGGACGGATTCGGCTTCCGCTTCAAGCGGTTTGGGGTTCAGCGTCTTCGGCATGGTCTTCCGTGACTTCGGGTTCGGATGAAGAATCAGTTTCGGACTCGATCGTCAGACCGAGGTCACGCATCAGGGCGATTTCTTTCGCACGTTGTTTGAGTTCCGTCTCCCAGTCACGCCCCTGCCGCGCAAATTCGATAGCCAGAGTTGTCGTATGACTGGCGAGACGGATCTTTTGGGCATTGGCCTCTTTGGCGGGATCGACATGTTCGTGTCCGTCCCAGAACCATTGGTGCTCGAACGTCGAATCGAGTGTGCGAAGCGAATTGGGCAGGTAGCCCTCGATGAGAATGGCTTCGCGAAGCCAAGCGTGCAGGATGCGATCGAGCACCACGCGGGCGAGTTGTGATTGCTCGACACGAATCGATTTGAAATAGGTCTGGTGATCGAGCCGCCCACTGGCATAGTTGTAGCCCGACGAATTCCCAGCAGCGACGTTGAACGGCATGTTCAAGCAGCGAGCGATTTCGTTGAGGATTTCCTTCTTGAACTCCGCGTAAGTGGTCGATGGCTGCTCGCTCTTCATCTGAGCCATCTTCCAGCCGCCAGGCATCGTCAGCAGCATGCGTTTTTCGAGCTCGATCGGCTCGAAGGGTTCCGCCGCATCAGCTTCACCGTTGGCCGGCGCATCGGTGTAAAGGATGCCGGCGAATTCAGCAGCCGTTTCCGCAGCGGCGAGAACCGCCAGGGTGAATCGTCTCAGTTGTGCAAACAGCGGCAATGCCGGCGTGATGTCTGGGATGCCGCGAATCTGTCCGGGGCGATCACAGCGAAAGTAGTGGACCACATCCACTGCAGGCACGGTGTCATATTCATCGTCGACGACAAAGAATCCATCGCCGGGGTGATTCTTCAAGACGTCGTACGATACCGGGTTTCCATCAGCATCAAACTGAATGCCATCGAGGTAGCGGCGTGTGTCGGGTGTTAGCGTCGGCGAAGAAACTTGGTCGGCTTCGATCAGACGCAGATCCAGATTCACTGGAGTCTCTAGCCGCTCATTGCTGGTTAGCAACCCAAACGACTCACCGTCTGCGACCCGAGCCAATCTCATGGTTCGCAGCTTTTCCGAAAGACCAACCGCTTCGCACCAGGCGAAGAACTCTGCCTCAACAAACCGATTTGCCGCGTCATCACCGGTGAGCATCTGCAGTCGCGGCCCAGTTCCAACGACATCGTTGGCAAGTGTCAGCGTAATGCCGCGTGCGTAGCTGTTGTTGGCGACTTCGTAACGCGATCGATTGCGAAGCGTCCGTCGAACATCGGGGCTGTTGGCCGTAGCGGCGGAAAGTCCGTCGGCGCGCGACCAGTGTTTGAGATTGTCGAGTGTTGTGTTCGCTGCGTCGTATTTGGCACGCAAGCGAGAGAAGAAGGACTGCCGGGGCGAGCGTCCAGAGGCGGCGGACAATTGTGCCGGCCCGCCGCGCAGTTGCTCGATGATCCCTGACAAACGTTTCAGCATCCGTGCTGTTTCCTGTTGCCGTCCCCGACAGCCCTTGTGGATTGGAGAGCGAAAGAAAGATCAGCCAGCCGATGGTGGCACGATCTTGTTGAAGCGAAGTCCGCGATGCGGCTTGGTCACGGCACTCTTGCCGGCGAGATGTTTGTCAGCCGCGATTTGGTCGGTCAGCTTGTGCTGTTCCACCGACCCAGCATCGCCCGAAGCCTTCGCCGGCCCTTTCGCGTTCTCGCGAATCTCATCTTCGAGGATTTCAGTCATCAGACGATCTAAAGGAGGAATTGATGCTTCCCGTTACCTCTAGACCTTCCAACTTTCGAAGTCAAAAGTCGAAACAGGTATTCGTTTTTCCCAAAACTTATGTTGCCGTTTAAGTCTTTGTGGTCCGTTGAAGCTCAGTCGCTCTCGCCAATTTGCATGCCGCCGACGGCGGCACGATCTTGTTGAAGCGAAGCCCGCGATGCGGCTTGGCAACGGCCTGCTTGCCGGCGAGATGTTTGTCCGCCGCGATTTGGTCGGTCAGCTTGTGCTGTTCCACCGACCCGGCATCGCCCGAAGCCTTTGCCGGCCCGGAGGCGTTCTCACGAATTGTGTCGTGGAGGTTTTCCGTCATCGTCTGCTCCTGAGAACCATTGTCCGTTCTCAGGTTACTTATGCCGCGATTAGACGACTTTGTTCGCTTCCACCGTTTTTCACACTGCGGTCGCGACAACTTTTTTTGGGCTGGATTATAACCTTCTATCGACTTGCTAGCCGTTAAGCGATAGAGCCCCGTTCACTCAGCCCTTGCGACCCGTTAGGTACGAATCAACAATTGCATTAGATGTCTCATTAAATACCGTTTCAGTGTCGCCCTGCTCAATAATTCGACCGACGCCATCTTCCGTCCAGAAGATTGTGATCTGGTCCGACAGTCGGCGTGCTTGAGCCAAGTTGTGAGTGACGATCAGAATTGTGTATTGACCTCGCATCGAGTCGATCAACTGTTCAACTCGCTCAGCCGACATTGGATCCAAGGAACTGCACGGTTCATCCATCAGCAATACCTGTGGCTTGATCGCAATGGCGCGGGCAATACAAAGCCTCTGCTGTTGGCCGCCCGACAAATTGAGCGCCGACTGGTCAAGACGCGTGCTCACCTCGTCCCACAATCCAACATCTCTAAGAACTGATTCACAGATCTGCCCCAAATGCTGCCGATCGTGGATTCCGTGCTCCCGAAGGGGCAGCTCGAGATTGCGACGAATCGACATGGCAAACGGGTTCGGCTTTTGAAAGATCATGCCGATATGGCGACGCAGTTCGACCGAAGATGGAAATGCAGTGTCGATGTCTTGTCCGTCAAATTGAATGCGACCACTGACGCTAGCACCCGGGATGATCTCTGTCAGTCGATTGAGTGCGGCAAGAAAGCTGCTTTTGCCACATCCGGAGGGACCTACCAAGCCCAAGATTGAGCCTGGCTTTGCTTCAATCGTCGCGTCCCGAAGAACGGTACGGCCGTTATACGACACGCAAAGGTTTTCGGTGGTAATCAAAGCGAACCTCCTGTCGTGCTTCGATTGTGCAATCCAGCGAGCCGGAGCAATAGTGCCGTCGCCGCATTGATCGCGAGTAACAACACCACCAGTACACACGCCGTCGCGTACGCTTTCGATCCTCCTCCAGGAACGTTCATCGCGAGGTCATAAATGTGTACGCTCAGCGAACGTCCGGAATCAAGAAGCGATTCGGGAGTGCGAGCGACATATCCCGAGGTGAATATAAGGGCAGCGGTTTCTGCCAAGGCGCGTCCGATACTCAGCACGACGCCGGCAGCCAGTGCCGGCATTGCAACTGGCAAAACAACCCGGAATAAGATCGTGGTGCGTTTCATACCCAAAGCGGCAGCAGCATAACGATACTCGGCAGGTACAGCTCGAATTGCTTGTTCCGAAGTGCGAATCAAAATCGGCAATACCATGCAGGCCAGCGTCAAGCCGCCAGAAAGTATCGAATATCCCAATCCAAGCGCAATCGCAAAGAATGCGTTACCAAACAGGCCGAACACGATGGACGGGACGCCAGCCAATACGTCCAGTGAGCGACGTACATTGCGTGCGAACCATGATTCTTTATCAAGTCGCTCGGTCAATGCGATTGCGGTGCCGAAGGAAAGCGGGACCGCAACGACCAAACAAACCAAAAGAATCAGCCCGGTGGATAGAATGATGGGCCCGATTCCGCCTACTCGACCCGCGTCTTGGACGTCTTCTATCAAGAAACCGAAATTGACTTCAGCAAGACCTCGAATCGCAATATCCGCCAGGATCCAGATTAACACGCAAATCACTGACGTCGCAGCAACCCAGACAGCAACCGCTACGCAGAATTCACGCCAGTGGTGCCGGACTTCGATTGCTCTAGAGGTTGCTGGGCCGCTATCCATCACGCCGGGTGCCCTCTCGACGCGAGACAAATAGGACGATCACGCTGACTACTAGCATCAGCATCAATCCGCTGACGAATAACACGGACCGATGACCCGCCGAGGCGTAGCCCAGTTCCAAGGCAATATTTGCGTTGAGCGTTCTGCCAGGAGAAAGCAGCGACGAGGGCATTTCCACAATGTTACCGGCTAGCATGAGCACAGCCATTGTTTCGCCCAACGCGCGGGTGAGTGCTAGGATGATTCCGCCGCCAATGCCCCGACGTGCGCCCGGCAACACAATCCAACCAACGATTGCAGATCGACCCATGCCCAATGCCGCCGCCCCCTGAATCCACTCTCGTGGCAAAGCGGCGATTGCTGTATCCGACAGGAGTGCAACCGTTGGCAGAACCATCAGTCCGAGAACGATTGTTGCCGTTAGGAGGTTTTGCCCGCTTCCGCCAAACGTGGCAATGATTGGCGCTAGCACCACCAGTCCCCACAAGCCAAAGACAACCGAAGGAATCCCCGCCAGCAACTCAATCAGCCTGCGATGCCAAGCCGCCAGTCGGCGCGGCGCGTAGAAATTCACAAACACGGCCGAGCCAATGCCCAGCGGCGCTGCGATCACGATCGCTCCTGAACTGGTCACAAGAGTTGCCACGATCATCGGCGTCAAATTGAACTGGCCCGAAAGCGGATGCCAACTCGCATCGGTAAAGAATCGAGACCAACCCAATTGCCGTAGCGCCGGCGTTGACTCTCGCAACAAAAAAAGAACGATCAGCAATACGATCGCCGCCGAAATGACTGCCAAGGCGCGAGTGATAATCGTCAAAGATTGATCACTTCGCAACGGCAGACTCGCTTGTAATTGGCACGAAGTACTGAGACTTAACTAGATCGTGCACGTCGGCGGATTGACAGAATTGAATGAACGTGCTGGCCAGCGGTGAGGGAGAATTGGCAGTGACCAGGTTTAACGGCCGGCTCATTGGAAAGGCACCGCTAGCCACGTTTTCCGTATTCGCCTTCACTGCATCAAGGGGCAATAATCGAATCCGAACACCTGATTCAATATCCGCTTCGGCCGTGCCGATGGAAACGTAGCCGATGGCCCCCTCTGTCCCGGCGACTGTTTTGACGGCGTGCTCGTTCTCGCCAACAATGACGTCGCCTTTCACGCTCGGATTTTCGATTCCGAAATGCTTCAGGAATACTTCCAGTGTTGCGCGTCCTTCCGCTTTGTGAACGACGGTGATCTCCTTGTCTTCCCCGCCGACCTCTTTCCAGTTGTTGATCTTGTCCGTGTAGATCGCAATGATTTGTTCCTGCGACAATTCTTTGATCGGATTGGAATCATGAACGATCAGCCCCACACCATCGGCGGCAATTCTGTGGGCGGTGAGATCAGCCTCGTCCGCCGCAAGGGGGCGACTTGCCATGCCGATATCCGCCACGCCTAGGCGCACATCCGCGATACCCTTTCCGCTACCGCCCGTCTGAACGTCGATACGGACCTTTGGATGCTGCTGCTCGAATCGCTTTGCGATTTCTGTAGCCAGCGGAGCAACCGTGCTCGATCCGGTGAGCGTTAGTTGTCCGGAGAGTTCGCTCGAGCCGCTTTGCGTCGATGGAGATGATGTGCAGCCGACCAGCGTCAAGCACAGGAGAAAAAGAGAGGAAGTTGCAATAATTGATTTCATCGAGGGGAAGCCTATTGGGAGCAGAATCAAAGGGCAGTTTGTCAAAGTTCTGCGCGGGCCTATCTAGTTTGACTTTGTCTCAGCCGGGTATTGCTCAAGGGACGCGTATTCTTTCCATGAACCTTCATAAAGGCGAACGTTTGGAAATTTCGCTACGTGCCGGAGATAGAATCGCAGCAAGCTGCCCTCTCGTGATGTCCCGCAATAGACAATGATCTCCTTGTCAGGCGTCAAGCCTGCCTTCTCTAGGTCTGACTTGACCATTGAGTACGGAAGAAACTTGTGGGTGTTCTCCTCTTCCATGAGTCGAGCCCAGTGAAAGTTGATGGCACCTGAGATGTGACCCTTGCGAACCCAAATATCGTCTTCGCCGATGTATTCGTTATGAGGTCGGGCGTCGACAAGAACCACATCAGATTTGTCTTTACGGCTCAACAGTTTGTCCAGGTTCACGCCAATTTCTTTGTTCATCGCCGTCGGCAGATCGCCTTCGGGGTTCCCGAAGTACTTTTGAGTGACCGGAAGACCTTGAGCCTTCCACTCTGCCAGTCCTCCATCAACGATTCGAATGTCTGTCACTCCGAATTTCTCCAAGACATACGCAACCATTGTCGCGCTCAATATCTCGTCGTTCGGAAGTACGTCACCGGTCGCGTAGACCAAATGCGTGCGATCTTTATCGACGCCGGCACGAACAAGCAATGCGGCCGTCAAATCATCGGGAAGGTACTGAACCGGGACGCCATTGTCCGTTCCACGCAGCGTTCCAAAATTGATGTGGTGAGCTGTTGGCAAATGACCGCGGAAGTAGTCTTTGTATCCTCCTCGCGTATCAAGAACGATTGGCCGCCGAGTCTCGTCGGTTTGTTCAATCAGCTGATTGGCGTCTTGCGGGGAGATAACGGTGATCTCGCCGAAAGCCACGGTACCAAGGATGACAAAATTTATGACAAAGAACAGTGTCAAGATGCGATGTGTCATGGCGATTCTCTGGAAGTAAACAAGCTAGGAAGATCAAGAAAACGAAATTCTGCAGCAGCCTAGGTCTATCGAGCGACCTTTACGACGTGCCACTAACTCCGGGGCAACTGCATACACCGAATAGCGACCTTGCCTGGTTCGCGTCACCAGTTTCGCTTCACGCAGTGCCTTCAGGTGATGGGAAAGCAGTGTCGATTCCACGCCGAGCGTCTCGTTGATCTCCGTCACCGTTAACGGGCCATTGAGTAGCCGTTCGACCACCGCTAAGCGAGTGTTGTCCGCGAGCACTTTGAGTACGCTCGCGCAGCTTGGATCCTCTCCCGAATCATCAAGAAGCACATCAAGCGGAGCTTTCATTATTTATACCCTCATGGCCGTTCAATTGAACAGTCATTCAAACATGCGTAAAGCCGTACGTCAAGCGGAGCTTAATTTCTCTTTCTGCGCTGCAGTTCTCGAAAACTCAGCCGTTTGCGATCTTTCTGTGTCGAAAGATCCGTTCCAAAGAGCAGCGCACCCTGCATGGATGCGGCGACGGCGGAGCCAACGAGGCAGTCGAGCCAGTGGTTGTCGGTTTGTTCGGGGCGGACTTTCCATTCATCGACCGTTCGGCCGCGGCCTTCGGTGCGGACGTAGTACTCGGCAGTGACTTGCCCGGCAAACATTCGGTGTTGGTCGGGGCGATCGCCGAAGATGGAAAGGCAACCTCGGTCGCCCATGGCTACTGCGAGTCGCGCGTGTGTGAATGACTTCCACCAGTTCGTGTCGTAGATCACGTGGCGGATGGCTCGTTTTCCGTTGATGGTTGGAACACGCCAGTTGAGTCCGACGCGATCACCTGGCCGGCGTTTGTATTCGCTGAAGGGATTGGATGAGGCGCCCACGAATCGCCCGTGCGATGGCAACAGGATCGAGGCGTGGGAGCTTTGCCGGCAGAATTGGTAGACGACGTTGGTCGAGTGGCCCCAGTTGGCATCAATCAAGCAGCGACCGATCTTCATCGCTGCACCGTCGTCGCGTTGCCACTCGCGACCGAGTAGCTCCTCCGTCAAAGATTCAAGGCCAGCATAGATACTGCCTTCGAGTCCGGTGCCCTTGGCGGCCGTAGCCAATGTGTACCGCGCGTCGCGTAGCGTGAAGTAGGTTCGCTGTTGATCGGGGTAGGTGCCATAGTCAACAACGTATCCGGTGAAGTCGTCTTCCCAGGCGGCGACGACGTAGAACAAAAGTTTGCCTTGGACGTCGATGAACGCAGTCAGATGGTTGCCGGCGATTGGAACTCGGCGTCGAGGCAGGTTGTTGATCTTGGCAGCGACTTGGTCGGCGCTCAGTTGATCGGCACCGACGGTCTCTTCCGGCAGCGGTTCATTCTGGTATTCGGCGAAGAAGGCGGCTTCGTCTTGAAGCCTCAAGTTCATCGCGTGTTGGATCGCGGATAGCTCGTCGTGGTTGAATCGCTCCTTCCACGAGACATCTGCGCCGGCGTCCATCGCTTCACGGTTCTGACGATAGAACTCGGTGCCGGCCGCTCCGCCGTCGCCGGCCCGCAATCCTTCCGCGCGAATCTCGGCGTAGCGTTGCCAGAGCGTTTCGTTGGCCGGAAAGGCGTTGACCATGCGAGTTCGCTCGCCGTTCCATTCTGGGTGCAAGTCGCGATTGAGAATGTTGTCTGCCATGTCGCCTGGACGAATGACTGTGCAGGGCATGATGCCCGAGATCTTCTTGCCTGGTCCAGCGAGTCCAAGCACCGCGCCGGCAAGGATCGCTTCACGGTTGGCGCATTGGGATAGCGATCGAGCGGACTCGTCCGTTTGCGGATCGTCGAGGACTACGAGAGATGGTCGCACGGTCTTGCCGTCGGGGCGTTTGAATTTCATCCCTCGAATGCGACCGGTGAGACCGGCGACCTTGATGATCGCGCCACTGGCTTCACTTCCGGCGATGGTTGGCAAGACGATTTCTTTGGCCGTCCATCCGATTTGTGTTCGCTTCCCCTTGAATAGTTGTCCATTCGCTCGGTTGGCAATTCCGTCGAGGGCTTGGATCGGAAAGCAGCCTTCTGGGTAGTCGGCGGCAAGCACCTCGTTGCTGTCGAGTTCGGTTTTGATCGAATCGAGCATATCGCAGGCGTGACCTTCATCGCTGCCGATCAAACAAACGAAGTCGCGATAGCCATTGAGTACCGCCCAGATGCAGGCGACTTCGGCGAGTGAGCTCTTGCCGGATCCACGAGCCATGGCGAGCGAGAAGAGACCGCCACGAATGACGGCTTCTTCAATCTTGTTGATCACCTTCAAGTGGTCCGGCGACCACTCAAGATGAAAGGTCAACCGAAAGTACGCCTCGCAGAACGCTCGGAATGAACCGGCAGCCTTCGCCTTGCGTTCGGGATTTTCGACCGGAGGCAATTCTCCGATGTCGCGACCGGCGAGAGCGATAGCGGCGTTTCGCGCGCGGGCACTCTCTTTGAGTTTTGCGTACGGATCGACTTCGGAAACCAGTTTCGGTGCATGCCGTTTCTCATGCAGCCAATCAGCGTAAGCCAATAGATCAACGTGCCGGCCGTCTCCGATGCGATTGCCTGCTTCCACTCGGTGCCGATGCAACTGCCGTTCGTTGATCACGGTGCCGAGGAGCGTCGAGTTGAGTAGCCGGCAGCACTCGCTCGGTTTCAGTTTGCGTGGGTCATTCGCCACGGCCGGTCTCCTTCAACATCCATGCGGTGTAGGTCAACAGGTTCAAGCGGTCCGAACCGTTGGTCGGCGCGCCGTCCTCGATGTCCGCTTCAATTTCGGCAACGGGAACCCTTCGCCGGCGCAACTTCGAGAACAAGGCGGCCGTCTGTTCGGCAGTCATCGCATTCGGGTTCAGTTCTTCGTTACTGCCTTCCATGGCGGGCTCCGTGGGGAAACTGCGACTGCGCTAACACGTCGGCGACTGTCGCGATCATGTGCATGTTTGCGGTCAGTGGCCGCATGTTTTCGGCGGCGACGTGGGGCCAAAACTGGCCGCCTGTGGGCGCGAAAAGAAAGCTGCAGATTACTGGAATATTACTTTCAAACTTCGCTTGAGGTGTCTCAAAACGCATGGCTCATGTGTGTCAACGCAAAACGAATTCCATGCTTTTCGGAGACACCAAACATGCACGCCAACGACATCGCCTTCGGTATCGAAATCGAAACCCACATGCCCGGAAACGACCGCACGCCGATCGGCGGCTACCACAACGGCCTTCCGGTTTCTTGGCTGCCGGCGGGGTGGAAAGCCGAACGCGACGGCAGCATCCGGACGCCGGCCGGACGTAAACCTTGCGAGTTTGTTTCACCGGTCCTTCGCGGACGCGAAGGTTTGCAAAACGTCGAGACCGCGGTCGACGCGATCAAGGAACGCGGCGCTCGGGTCAACGAATCTTGCGGGCTGCACATCACCATTTCTTGGAACGGCGACGCAGCGGCCCTGGCCCGACTGATTTCCTTGATCGCCAACCATGAAAACGCCATCTACGCATCGACCGGAACGCGACGACGCGAACGAAACCAATGGGCGAAGCAAATCAAAACTTACGGCAACAAAGATGCTGCGAAGACACGCTGCGAAGCCGACCGCTACCACCTCTTGAACCTGACGCACCTGGCCCGAGGCCGACAACGGATAGAGATTCGGGCCTTCGCCGGAACGCTCAACAAAACGAAACTGATCGGGTACATCCAAATGATCCTGGGCTTGGCCGAACTTGCGATGAACCAAAAACGATGCGCGGGTTGGGACTACGCCAAGAAACCGGGAACCAAGTCTTGCTGGGACCGACCGGACGCCGGCCACGGGGAAACGGAATTGAACCGGCTCTTCTACCGGCTGGGTTGGACGAAGGGTTGGTACAAGGGCGACCTTCGCAACAAACGATTCGGCGAACTGACCACCGGCGAAAACGGATGCGACTTTCGCCCGGTCAAAAAGAAGCTTCTTGACTTGGCCCGCAAATACGACCAGGCAATTTGATCGCCACCGCTACGGATTTTAGAACGCCGCGTTGTAGAACGCGGCGTTTCGCCGTTTTGTGGCGAACACGTTGGCCTCGGTGGCCACGTTTTGGAAGGTCCAAAGGTAGACGCGGCTTTTGCCATGTTGCGACACGCGGCGAATGTGGGCGACACGGCCGGCCTCCATAAACCTGCGAAAAGCCTGTGAATTACTGGCCGGAATCGCTTGCTGTGTTTGGAACCGCATGGCTCATGTGTGTCATCGGAAAACGGTTTTTCAATCACCCCAACGGAGAATCAAACATGACCCTTGGCGAACTGATCGGCTTGCTAGAAGAGTACCGCGACGAGCACGGCGAAGACTGCGAAGTGCGATTGATGACGCAACAAAACTGGCCCTTTGAAAACCGCATCGCCGGCGTAACCAGCGGCGCGGAGATGAACGAAGCGGAGCATGACGACCCACACGAATTCGCGGACGAACAAGACGTCGCCGTAGACGCGATGGTCTACATCGTCGAAGGCGGCCAGATCTGCTACGGCAGCAAGCGGGCATGGGAAACCTGCCGCGATTGCTAAACGCGAACCAATAAGCCGGCGGCGCGATAGAGCGCCGCCGGCCTTTCTATTCACGAACTGAGGAATAAACAATGAAGAACCGAGACAAAATGGAAAACGCCTATGCAGCCGCGCACATTCGAGCTTTGACCTTGCTCGAGGATTTGCACGAAACCGTCGAGGACATGCCGGCACCGGGTAACGAAGAGTTCCCGATCGATTGGGGGCATGTCGGATCCTTGAACCATCTTTGTGAACAACTGGCGGAGTTGAAAAAGCACTTCGCTTCGGACGAAGACTGATCGGCACTTGTTCTCCTTGCCCGACACGCCGCGACGTTCGCAACCTGTCGCGGCGTTTTCTCGTTTGCGAGTGCTTTGCCGCATGCCCATTGGACGGCAACTCGGCCGAACGTCGCGGGCCGATCGAAAGCTGCAAAAAGATTGCAGATTCCTTTCGGACTTCGCTTGCTGTGCTGCGAAACGCATGGCTCATGTGTGTTAACGCCGACGGGGCGAACCAAGAACCACGACCTTCTACCGGAGACAAAACCATGGCCAAAGAAAACAAGACCGCCGACCTTCGCAGTGCGATGCAAAAACTTGATCCAGCGACCTACCAAGACATTCGCGAAAGCTACTACCGCATTGCCGACAACTTGAAACCGCTGGCCGACGCTTTGGAGAAAGCCGACGCCGACCAAGGTGGCCACGCCGGCCCGCTGCTCGACGAGCATTTTCTCTTCCTGCAAATGTACGACCTGCTTCGCAAGAGCAACCTTGGCGGGGTGGTGTGAACCGAAAGCCGAAACGCCGGCCCCTTTCCTCGAACGAATCGGGCCGGCGTCGTCGCGGGCGGTTCCCGCGGCCTGACGATGGCAGCCAACCATGAACACGAATTGGGAGATGGAAACATGAAGAAGGCAGACGTAAAGATCGGTGGTGAGTACTACGCGAAGGTCACGAACAAGAAAGTGGTCGTACGCATCGATGCGGAGAACGCCTCGGGCGGCTGGGACGCGACGAACCTTTCGACGAATAAGAAGGTCCGCATCAAGACGGCCGGTCGGTTGCAAGGACCAGCGCGGACGACCGAGGCGGCTTCGGAACCCACCACGCGAGCAAAAAAGCGAGTCGCCAAGAAGAATTCCGAAACCAACACCGGCGGCGAGAAAAAGCTTTCGTGCGTCAAAGCCGCCTTGCTGGTTTTGGAATCCGCCGGCGAACCCATGAACACGCAAGAAATGATCACCGCGATGGTCGACCAGAACCTTTGGGAAAGCCCGGGCGGAAAGACTCCGCACGCGACGTTGTACTCGGCGATTCTTCGTGACTTGGCGAAAGGCGACGAAAGCTGGTTCGTAAAGACGGAACGCGGCCGGTTTACGGTTCGCGGATAGGAGGCCGGTGAAATGTTTATCGGAGACGTTCGACAAATCGAGGACCTTGCGGAAGGGGAAACGGCAACGCCGGAACCCGACATGGGGTACGAACTGCGGACCGCTAATGGCGACCGATTTGAACGCGGCACGGTGGAACACCTGGTTCGACGCGGCGACATGATCATCGCCCGAACAACCGCCGGTGAAGAGTTCGCGGTTGTCGGCCGGAACGCGCACGTCTTGGTCCCCCTCTCCTTCTAGCTTCAACCCTTTTCACCCCCGGCGAACACTTCGCCACACACGCCCGACGTTGGCCACGGTCGGGCGTTTTGTCGTTGGTCGGCTGCCTGGCCGCGCAACTTCACGAGGCCACACACGGCAACGACGGCCGCGATTTCTCGAAGACGAAAAACATGGCGGATCTTTCCGCATGCTTTGCAAAGTTCGCTTGCTGTGTTTGCCGGCGCATGGCTCATGTGTGTTAACGCGAACGCCGTTTCTTACCACGAACATGGAGAACCCAATGCCAAACCTGCAACCGCAACGCTGGCGATCGACAGTTGTCTTCGCCGACGGCAGGCGAATCGAAGTCGATGAACCGCTGCCAGTTCAAACCATTGTCGCCGATGCGAAACGCGCCGGTGCCACCAAGGTCGAACTCGAGAACGGAACCGAAATCTTCCTCAACGAAAACGGAGAACAACGATGAGCAAAATTCAAACCCTCACGCCTCGGCCGATCGAGCCGGCCCCGGCATACGAGAACGGTCATCAGATCGCTCGCGACTTGTTGCGGCACATCGAGCTGCAACTTGATCGCATGCAGCGTCCCGACTCCAAGGACCTCCGATGGCATCACGTTCGTGCGGTCAATCTCATCAACGCTCAGCTATCAGAGGTCGCCACGCTACTCGACGAAACCAACGGAGTCCGTAACTGATGAAACCCAACTGCAACCTCAAGGCGGGCGACCGAATTCGTTTGCTTTCGATGGACGACCCCGACCCGATTCCCGCCGGCACCATCGGAACGGTCGCCGCCGTGTATCCGCAAAGCGATTGGACGCAAGTCGACGTGGATTGGGACGGCGGACGATCGCTGATGCTCTCCATTCCGCCAGACCAAGTTCAACGCATCGATGCCTCACCCCAAACCCAATCAGGAGAATGAAACATGTCCACTCGCGCTGTAATCGCTCTGCAATTGCCCGACGAAACGGTCGTCGCGACCTACTTGCACTTCGACGGGTATCCCGATCACGTGATGCCGATCCTCGAAAGCGGCTACCTTGATCCAGACGAAGCACTTGAGTTGATCGAAGGTGGTGAACTGCGATCAATATCGCCGCGGCCAGCCGAGCCCGAGTACTTTGCAACCAACCGGCCAACCGAAGTACTACACTCCGCCGGCGAGCTGCCACGTCTAGCTCGCTATCTGAATGCTGAGCACATCTATCTCCTCGGCGAAGGGCGGTGGACGCATCAAAGAACCTGATGCCGCCGCTCATCGCATGTTCTCCTCGCGAGCGCCGACGGGAATCGGCGACTCGCCAGTCCGCTCGAGCACGGCGGCTTTGCCGGTAAACCGCTGGTAGCGATCCACGATCACGTCGCAGTACGGTGGGTCGAGTTCCATCAAGAAAGCCTTGCGGCCGGTCTGTTCGGCACCGATCAAGGTCGATCCGCTGCCGCCGAACAGATCGAGAACGTTATCGCCGCGCCGCGATGAATACTGCATCGCCATGACGGCGAGTTCTGCCGGCTTGCCGGTGAGATGCTCCAATTGCTGTGGCGGAATTTTCTTGACGTGCCACAGGTCCGTCGCATTGTTCGGTCCGAAGAACTTGTGGCCGGCCCCTTCTTTCCAGCCATAAAACGCCCATTCGTGCGCGCCCATGAAATCTTTGCGCGTCATGACAGGATGCATCTTGTCCCAGATGATGGCCTGCGAGAAATACAAACCGGCCTTGGCCAACACGGGTGGATAGTTCGCGATGTTCGAAAAACCTCCCCAAATGTAGAAGCACCGGCCGGGTTCCAGGACGCGAGCGATGTTACCGAACCAGGCTTCGAGCAATCGGTTGAACTCTTCGTCCGAAACAAAGTCGTTCGCGAGCGGCCGGTCCTTGGCTCGCATCTTCTTCGGACCATCTTTCGATTTGCCCTTTCCCGCCTCGAACGAGCTGTTGCCGGCCGCGATCGCGTTTTTGCTCCGTGGTTCGACCTTCACGTTGTACGGCGGATCGGTATTGCAAAGTTGAATCTTTGCACCGCTCAACAGCCGATCCAAATCTTCGACGCTGGTCGAGTCGCCGCATAGCAGTCGGTGATCGCCGAGAAGCCAAAGGTCGCCCGGTTGAGTGACTGGATCGTCGGGAGGCTCGGGAACATCGTCGGGATCAGTAAGTCCCGGTTCAACCCCTGGATCGAGCAGCTTGGCCAACTCATCCGTGTCGAAACCGAGTAGTTCGCAATCGAATCCGGCATGCTGCAGTTCACCGATTTCGAGTGGCAGAAGATCATAATCCCATTGGGCATTCTCGCCGGTTCGGTTGTCGGCGATGCGGTAGGCCTTTACCGCTTCGGGTTCTAGGTCCGTGGCCACGTGGACCGGCACCTCGGCGAGATTCAGCTGCTTGGCAGCTTTCCAACGCGTATGGCCGACGATGATGACGCCGTCGGGATCCACGACGATCGGTTGCCGAAAACCGAATTCGTTGATGGACTGGACGACCGGAGCAACCGCATCGTCGTTGATTCGAGGATTTTTTTCGTAAGGCTTGATCCGATCAAGCGACCACATTTCGACCTGCATGTGCAAAAGCCCTTCCAAGGCGAGGAGAGAAACGGAAGGGTTCGGTCGGTGGCTAGGTGGATGGGTGGTTGGTTATGTATTCTGCGGCTGCAATTCAACGCAGGAGGAGTTCTAGAATTCTCACCCGTTAATTGCCGGGAAGGGTATTGGCGTCTTCATCGATCTCTTTGCCGTCATCATCGAAGAACTTCCTAAGTCGAACAGCCTCCGATTTCAAAAAATCATTGAGTGTCTTCCATTCGGATAGAATCTCTCCGCTGTCCGGATCGCGTACTCGAATCCGACTTCCTTCTTCGACACACACCGGTGACCCATCCCAGTTGTAACTACCCACGATCCAGTACTTCTCGCCAAGCCATGCGGGACGTTCCACCGTATTGGGCGTAATGATCGAATACGGCTGACTCTGAACCGCCTCCTCCGTGCGTTTGAAATTCTCTCGCCACCCGAAAATCGAGAGAGTCCCGAAGAAAACTTCCAGCCCATTCGACAAGCTCAAGAACTGTCTGAGCGGGGTTGGCAACTTCATTCCGACCGCTGATTCAATTTTGCGAATCCCCTCCTCAGGACATGGTGGGTACGTAGCGTGGAGGTAAGCTCGCTGACCAAAGTGCGGGACCTTTCCAAAGAGCCTGGCCCCATTCTTCATCGTCTTGCAGCCGAGAGCTTCATACTCGGAAAAGACGGATACCATTTTGTTAAATCCAGTTTTCACGTCAATTGTCTCAATCTCGGGCGTTGATTCGGAAAGCTTCTGATTCTACGAAAACTCACGTTCGGACAAACAAAACAAACTGTGCCCAATTAGGCGGCTGTTCCCGCGGCCCTTGTGAGAAAACGATTCGGCCGGAAGTACCTAAACGACTTCGCCGGCGTCGATTGAGAACTTCTTTCCCTCTTTCACCCCCTGTCGCATAGACACACACGTACGCGGGCATGTCGCGTGCGCGGGTGGGTGCGGGTGAACACGTGAAAGAAGAGATTTTTTTCTTATATTTACGTGTTTTGCGGCCAAACTTCCTTCACCCTTCTTTCTCGTACGTTCACTCTCTTTCACCCCGCGACGACCGACTTCGTTCACTTTCACCCCGTTCCTTCACCGTCCTCTTTGGCCATCGCCTGCTCGGTCATTCGGTAACCGCGTTGCGGACGTCCTGCGGTCTCTGCGGAGATGATGTTGAGGTCGCCTTGCTGGACCAACGTGTCAATCAATTGATGAAACACCTTCGCTTCCATTTTCATCCGCTTGAGCAACACACTATGCGGTAGCGTCCGCTCGGGTGCCTTCCGTAGCTTTTCAAGCAATCGCAAGCATTCACCATGAAACGGGTTCTCGGCCACGTGAGACGCAGCCATAAACAGCATGCGACGCGTTTGATGCTCAACGACCTCGATGGCCCAGCGGGCGGATTCGGCATCGATGATCGGATCACGGCAGTTGCGACTGATGGCATGGATCAACGCGAGTTTGCGAGTCTGTTCGCTCACTCGCCCCCAAACCGTCGTTCCGACCGAATCATTGTCCTCCTCTGCGGCATCGTACATCTCCTCCGCGTTGACTCGGGCGTCGCTCAGAAGTTGCCGAGCGTCATCGTCATGTGGAACGATCGCCGGCGTTGGGTTCCAATCGACAAGATTGCCGGCGCCGGGACGAAAGTTTTCCCACCATTCGGCAGTTTCGCGAATCGAGTCGGGGATTTCTCGGATCTTGGGCTCCTGGCCTTTGCCACGCCGACCGCATTCGAAGATCAACATTCGGGCGAAAAGACCATTGGTCAGCATTCGCTCCGAGAGAGCGGCGTAGTAGTGGTTCGGGATCGCAGTGCCGAAGACAACCAAGTGGGGTTGGTTGATAACGCCGGCCGCTTCTTTCCCCGCCTTGCGTCGCATCGGGTACACGCTGTTCGCCGACGAGTACATGGTCAGCAGCGTTGACATGATTTGCTCGTGCCGGGCGTCGCGGGATTTGTTGATCGATTGCAGTAGTCCGTCAATTTCGTCGGTTTGAAACAGCATCGACTCGGTCAGAAACAACGAGTCTTGGATGCCTTCGCCCGATGCAAATCGTTCCCCGACGCAGTCCGCCATGCCGACTTGTTGGAGGATTTGCATGTTCAGCTTGCGGGGCCAGTCCTTGCCCGCGGCGGAATGAGCGAGTCCGAGCAGATAGAGATTTGTTCGGTTGTCGCCGGGATCACGAACGCGTCGGCCCGCAAGAACGGCTTGCAACGATACAGCTCCGCAAAACGCCATCACTGTGTTTGGATAGGGCGCACATTCGAGGCAGTGGTCCATGACCTCGGCTATGAAACCAGGGCAACGCAAAAGCGACTCGGGCAATACGCCGGGATCCTCCGGCATCGGCTTTGGAAGATCAGGGTCGACTTGGACGACTTTGGTTACCGGCTCGGCACTGAAACCGCTGAGGTCCACGGCGACCCCGGCAGGTTCCATCGGACTGTCGTCGCGAAGCCAGCCGAACGGACGGTCATGCGGTTTGATGACCGCCTGATTGATTTTGTGTTGCAGTTCACGATCAGACCAAGGCGGATCGCAGCGTGGGTTGTACTCCGATTGCAGGATCGCGAGGGCTCGTTCGGGTTCGATACCGAAGCCATGCACGAGAGCGGTTGCAGCGGAAAACGTCTGAGAATGTCCGTTGGAGCCAGCGAAGGCGGGTGGCATCGCCGCCAGGTAGGCGATGGCTCGCTGTTCCAGGTTGTTGTCGTTTGATCGACCGGCGGCTCTCGGACACGGCTCTTGAACGGATGAAGTATCAACCTGACCGCGTTTGACGATGACGGCATCGGCGAGGGCCTTCACGCAAGCCGCCAACATGGGAGCGGGAACAGTCGCCGGCTGGGCAACGAGATTTTCATAGGGTTCACCATCTGGATGGATACTCGGGCCAACCACGGTTTGCGCACCGGTGGACCGGATCTCGACGATCATCGAGCCGTTGCGGTCGGTGTGCTTCTCGGTGGTCGCGCCGGCGGCGATGTACCAGCGGTGGGACTGGGGCGAAGACGGCCGGCCGGTGATCGCTGGCGTCGGTGGCAGGTACTGATCGGCCAATTCAATCGCTTCTGGGCAATCCAGGTCGACATCGACCAGCCATCCTGATGGCTCCCCCAAAATCAATCCAATGTTGCAGCCTTTGGGGAAGACTTCTGGGGTGAGGCGGAGACTTGTCCAGTCGCGTCGAGCCGGCGACTTGGAGCGTGGGCGCAGCGGAACAGCGAACCATCCACGCTCGCGGTAGTTTGCTACCCACGAGCGCACGTCCATCGGTTCGGGTTCCAACATCGACATCTACTCCCCCTGCAATTCCCAGAATGATTTCAGTCAACGACTCAGCGGTCGACCGGATCCATGTGTGGAATCTGCAGAACCAGGGTTTCGAACTCATCAATGGTTTCATTGAGTTCGTTGTCGCCGAATTGTTTCGCGGCGTCGCGACACGTCTCAGCGGCTGCGAAGATTTCGTATCGCCAGGTATTCCAGCGATGACGGTCTCCGGTCGTCATTGACCAAGCACACTTGGACCAGAAGTCCGTTGAAACCGGACATTTGACGGGCAGCGTCATGTTGTGATGCAGCCGGTGCACGATCGGATCACTCGACTCGTCGGTATCCGTCAAGTCGTATTTCGCAGACTTCGTGTTCATGGGATCGTTTTGGTAACAATCCTCATCGTCTTCATCGTAGAACTCGATGGCAAGACTTCGAAGCTGCTTGCTTGGAGGCAGATCGCTAACGATGTGGAGTCCGTCGAAGGGGCCATCAAATAGCTCGAAGCGTTGTTGCACAAACAATCCTTTTAGTGGCGGGGGAAAGAGTCGGTGTTCAGTGGTGATTTAGAACGGAGCTTCTTCGAGAGCCGTATTCGGAATCTCGGAAAGCTGATGGCTGACGATGCGGTCATAACGTTGGCCGGAGATCGAACGAACCGTAATCGACTCGGGTGCCGCCAGTAGTCCCGCATCGGCCAACTCCAGAGCTTCGTCCGCGTTGTCCGGACACGGGTCGAGGCATCGGTCCCGCCACCACGTTTCCGCTTTGCGTCTCGCGAAACCGGAATGCTCGATGCAGATGAATTCGCTTTGCCAATGATCGAGGCCGATCATGTAATCCACTCGCAAGCAACGAGGCGCATCGTCTTCGGCGTCACGCTTTCGGTGGACGCGATAAACAACGTCGTGGACATCGTACTCCGTGTCGGTGACTTCACCCGAAAGCACGCCGGCTTCGCTTGCTTGTGGATCGTGCGACTCGCGTTCTGGCGGAGGAAACGGCTGACCGCATTCCGGACAGTTCGCATAGCCGCAAGCAACCAACGCGTGGCACTTATCGCATTCTTTGGCCGGCGGCAGTTGGCCGGCTCGCGATTGCTTTTCTTTGGGTTTGATCTGATCGATCGGCCCGTGGCGTTCGATATTGCCGCCGAAATCGAGGACCAGACAATTCTGTTTATCGGCGTGCAATCGAAAGCCGCGGCCAACGCATTGATAAAGCAGTCCAGGTGACATGGTTGGACGCAGCATCACCACGCAATCAACGCGAGGCGCGTCGAAACCGGTTGTCAGCACGTTGACGTTGCAGAGATACCGCAGCGGTTCTCGGCCGAATAACTCGTTGCCGGCATCGCCACGAAAACGGGCGAGGATCTCATCGCGTTCCGCCGCAGGCGTCTGCCCGGTGACGAATCCACACTCGATGCCATGATTATTCCGCAGGGTTTCGACGACTTGCCCACCGTGTGCGACGCTGGTGGCAAAGATCAACACGGCTCGGCGATCGGCTGTCAGTTCAACGATTTCGGCACACGCGGCCGACACGAGCTCGTTATCGCCAGCCAGTTGTTCGACCTCTTCGCTGACGAACTCGCCAGCCCGCATGTGGACACCGGAGAAGTCCGCGCGATTGACGCCGGCCTTGGAGATCAACGGGCAGAGGTAGCCATCGCGAATCAGTTCTTTGATTCCAATCTCGAAGCAAACATGGTTGAGAAAGTGATCCGGCGAACAGATCATTCCCGAGTCGACGCGAAACGGTGTCGCGGTCAAGCCAATCACCCGAACGTGAGGATTGATGACTTTGCAATCAGCGAGAAACTGCCGATACATACCGTCGCCCTTCTTAGAAATCAGATGGGCTTCGTCGACGATCATGAGGTCGAATGGTTCGAAATCGCAAGCTCGCTTGTAGATGCTTTGAATACCGGCAACCAAGATTGGCGTATTGGTGTCGCGTTTCTTGAGACCAGCCGAATAGAGTCCGACCTTGATACCGGGACAAAGCCGGCGAACCTTGTCGGCGTTCTGTTCCAGCAACTCCTTGACGTGGGCCAAGATCAATACGCGACCATCCCATTGCCCTACGGCGTCACTCGCGATCTTTGCCAAGACTAAGGATTTACCAGCGCCTGTTGGCAACACCGCGACCGGGTTGTCGTCGCGTTCACGAAGATGGTGGTAGACCGCATCGACCGCAGCTTGTTGATAAGTACGCAGCTTCATCAGAGTGCCTTCCCGTTGTGTCGCTTTCCAAGCCATTTTGGGACGGCGTTCGGCGACATCTCTGACTGGCCTCGCTTGCAATCACTGCAAATTCGGTTGGCCGATCCGCTGGATGAGAACGGTTGGTTGCACTGCAGACAGATTCGTTCGATGTTTGGCTTGGCTTCTTCGGCAAGCGGAATTACCCAGACACGCGCCTCGCCTTCGAATGGCTTGGGTAGTTCCACGCCCGCCTCAATCTCTGCCCTTGTTCGACGTTTCAACTTTCCTTTCGGCTTGACTTCCGGAAGGATCTTCTCAATCGCTAAACGAAAAATCTGGGTGTCGTCTTCGTACACGCCGCCCCATTGAAGCGAATCCAAGATCGCTTTGAGGACGTTGTCGACGTCACGGCGGCGTCGGTCGGGTGTGTAGAGCTCGATCTTGACGGACGGCGGACCGGTGAGTGTTTCAATGTCGCGTGTCTGCAAATACTCCATGACTTGCTTGCGATAGTTGCGTCCGCGACGACTAATCAGCACCCGCTGGCCGACGTGTCGCCAGTAGGTGTTGACCGTTGGTGGGAAAGGCAACTTGAATTTGAACATGATGCGACGCCTTGAGCATGGAAACGAAAACAGCCGACCGGCATTCCGTGCCGGCCGGCTGTTGAACTTGGAAGCGATCAGAAAGAGGCCGCGGCTATCGCTTCCAAGGCGCGTCGGTCGAGGCGGCTGACTGAGGGCCAACGCCAACTGGGCTGGCGGTTTCCAGAGTTCCGCTACCCGGATCCCGTTTGCTGTAGCCCTTCACCTCGTTTTGCAACTCACCGGTGTCGCTGCGACGCTTGACGCGAACGTGGATAATGCAAGGCAAGTTGTGCAGGTCGGTGGAATCCGTCGGGGCGAGCACACCGACCGCGCGGCAGATCGATGAGAGTTCCCGGCGTGCAATTTCGACCGCCGTACCGTTGGGATTGTCGAGATTCAGTCGTACCCACAACAAACGTCCGGAATGATCACCTTCAATGATCTGGAACGTCAGCTGAAGATACGAGCCGGCACCGGACTTCGTGGGTTTCATTTCGCTATCAGTGATGACGGCGACGTACTTACCTACGGGAATCGGTTCGAGATCGTTGGCGGGTTCGACTTCATTGGCGTCAAAGCCTTGTAGATTGGCCATGGATGGTTCCTTGGTTGAGTGGAGTGAAAAAGGTCAGTGAAGCGCTGGACGGCTAACTCGCCGACAAAGCAGAAACGAAGGCGGGCCAGGAGAGCGGCAATTCCTCGGCGATGCCGTAGCGGTTCTTGGCAACGCAGCTCGGAGAGCCGTAAGCACGAATGACACGCTCCCCGCCGTCCTTGCCCACGGCGTGGGCGATGGTGCGTTTGCGATTGAAGCCGCCGTCTTCGGTTTGCGTTCGCATCTTGCGAGTTGCAAACAAGACAGCGTCGCACCACTCTTTCACCAATGCCGCGGCATGTTTGTGAAGGCGAGGTGAATAGCGGTCGTAGGGCGACGATTCGGGATCTTCGAATCGCTCAACCTTGGAGTGAGCGATCAACACGACGACCATTCCGCGAGAACGGAGAACGCCAAGCAAATCGAGCACTTCACGCCACAGAGAGAGGGCGTGCATATAACCGCGAGCATAGCCGCCATCGACCTTTTCGATCGATTCGACGCCATACTGCTGACAGAGTTTGTCCCAGATGAGACGCTCCAGCCAATCGAGCGAGTCGATCACGACGGTTTCGTAATCGTGCTTTTGATTGACGAGCGTTTTAAGAGCGGCGATGACGTCGTCGAAATTCACAGCCAATGGAAATCGATCGCATTCGATCTCATCGAGCCCGTCTTCGGTTTGAATGAAGATGGGCATGGGAGCCTGGCTGCCGAAAGTCGATTTGCCGATGCCTTCGACGCCGTAAAGCAAGACACGCGGCGGTTTGGATTGCCGGCCGGACTGGATGGTTTCAAGTAGGTTGGTCATTGTTTGGTTAACTCCTTGGTTGTTGTTTGACTGGATGGTTAGAGAGACTGGATGTGCTCGACGTCGAAATTGCCGTCGCGGTCGCTGGTCACGAGGTAGTGCTTGAAATCAACTTGCACCACGAACCGCTGGCCGGTTCCGAGTTGTTTTCGAAGTGACTTACACGCTCCGGTGAATTCGCGTGATGCTTCGTTGAAACGGTCGGCCGATCGCAAATAGCGACCGACCGCAAGTGAAATGGCGACGCGACGTTCGATGTCTAAAGACAAGTCAGGCATAGAGGCTCGATGTTTGAGGTTGTGTGGAGCAAGGACTTCTGTTGGCTTTCCGCTACCTCTAGACCTTCCAACTTTTCACACTGAAAGACGAAGCGGCGGCCAAAAAACTTCAGACGAGGTACTCGTGGAGACCTTGCTCACGAAACACGACGGCGATCTTGGCCATCCAGTACTTCAACGTCGAAAGTGGCACATCCATGATTTGCGAACACTCACGGAGCGAATGGTCGGTGCGCAGCTTCAGAAGCCGTTGCCAGTGCTGAGGCAGCGTTGCGATAGCCACGGCCAAGTCGTGCCGCAAATCAACCAACTCCGTGTCCGACAGCTTCGCCGTTTCGATGCGATTTCGGTTGTCGTCTTCGCTGATGCATTGGACCAGCTCGCGGCGCTCACCACCGGATTCCACCATCACGTTCAGCGACGTCACCTCGCGATCATCGCGAATCTTGTGCAATCGATAGGCACGCAGGTTGGTGGCTGCACGATTGACGACCATCGTGATGAACGGATTCCGATGGCCAATCGCCGCGTCGTGCGATCGCATCGCCCGATCGAGTTCAGCTTGCAGTTCCTGATGCAGGTCTTCCGATTCGTGCGGAGCGAATTCCGGGCAGCGCAGAAGACGAGCGACGCAGCGGCGAATGACCGTTTGAGCAAACGGGTCTTCGGTAAGCGTCGGGATGGCCGGTGTGGTTTGGGGCAGAGGAGGTGTTGAAACAGACATGTTCACTCCGTCGATGGGCGGTGTTGGAAAAGGCCGCGTCTCGGCAGCGGCCACACCCACCGGCGAAGTTGCACCAAATCGCACTCAGCGATTAGTGCGACAGCGTTTCAGCCTGCAAATCGCAGGGAAAACGCATCGAAGAAAATGTTGTTGCAGTTGCACGAAATCACACTAACTGCAACAGCTGGCTGCCCGGAAATGGCGGAGCGGAAGGCTGGAATGGGCGGCAAGTTTTTTCAGCGTGCTGGACCAAACGTGTCCATGGCATCGGTCAATCTGGACGGCCACTGTTTTTCCAGCCCTTCCTCTTGATGGAGCCTCACAATGAACGCCTATGTTGAACAGCTTTCTGGTACTGAACCCGTTGAAACCGAGATGGTTGGACGCCTGGCTCGGCTGTTGCTTGATCCCTCACTGGATCGCTGCGACATCGCCGACGGCATCTTGTCCGACATCGATCTGATCCGCTTCCTTTGCGGCTACGAGCAGATCGTGATCGAAAACACAGCGGCGCCCGGCACGAATTGGATGCTGGAGCAACGAGGTTCACACGAACTGAGCTTTTTGGCCCATGCCCTCAATGAACCGCGTGCTCACTTCGTCATGCCGCTGCTTCTAGGGTCGCTTTGCGATCACAGCGGTCGGCCGTGGTTTCAGTCCTCGGTCTATGAGTTCGTACCGGCCGTCGAAGGAATCAAGACAACCAACATCGGCGGCAAACCGATGTTCAAAGCCAACCTGCACCCGGCACACCGCCGCAGTCAGCCGGCTGCGCAAACGAACCCGGCCTTCAACTGACCGGGGATCGCATCGCGGTCCGATGTCCACTTCGTTTATCAGCGCTAATTCAAGATTTTTTTCCCTGCAAATTACGGTGCTTAAGTGTTTGCTAGCAAAATTTAGCTTGTCGGAATAATCGGCACGACTAGATTACATGTAGCACGAAACGAAGTCTATCAGCGCTAATTCAAGCCGCCACATTCAACCGCCAAGGATGCCGATTCATGAAGCGAGCCAAACCAAGCCGGGGACGACCACGCGAAACCGAAATCACCGAAGGCCAATCGCGAGCACTCGACGTACTGTCCGCCGCGATCGATCGCCACGGCATCGCACCGACGATGACCGAACTCGGCGACCGGCTTGGCATCAGCGCCGCCAGCGCCCACCAATTGGTTCTGCAACTGGAACGCAAAGGCTACGTCGCTCGGCAGCCCAGGAAGGCTCGCAGCTTGCGGGTGCTTCGTCGGCCAAGTCAAACGCTCGCATCGATGACGAGTGTGCCGATGCTCGGTGTGGTGAAAGCGGGGCCGGCAATGCTCGCCGAGGAAAATTGTTTGGGCGAAGTCATGGTTGCTTCCGACCTGGTCGGTCGCAGTCCATGCTTTGCTTTGACGGTAAGCGGTGACAGCATGAAGGACGCGGACATGCGAGACGGTGACATCGTGATCGTTCGACGACAACAGCTTGCTGAAAACGGCGAGATCGTTGTCGCGTTGATCGATGATGAGGCGACCGTGAAGCGACTCGATTTGAACGACGGAGCGATTCGCTTGTTGCCGGAAAACCGGAAATACAAGCCGATCGAGGTTGAGCCCGATAGCGACTTTCGCGTGCTTGGAAAGGTTATTTGTATCACCAAGAAATCTGAAAGTTAGCTGTCATGCCTCAACCCACTCCGTTGTCCACCTTGCTTCGCGTGATTCCCAACGAGCTACTCAAGAAGTGGTTCCATGATCATATTCCTGGACCGTTCGATATCCCATGGGAAACAATGAGTGAGAACGACATCGAACCCATGATCGTGCATCTGGATGAATTGCCATCGAGTATTCGCAAAGATGCGGAGATTGATCTTCGGACCATTCGTTCGTTCGCCAGTGAAGCGGGAATGCGGGCGATCGAGGATACGGCACGGATGCACGGAGAGCCCGAATTGATGTCTCGCATTCCCGATGGACTCAATCTTAACGGACGTGCGATGTGGGTCCGTTTGCACGAGTGGGAGATCCTTCACGCCGCAACCACGCTCCTGCATTTGGAAGAAGCGACATTCTGGAGGAAAAGAAACGGAGTGCCGTCCAACGTCGAAATCGCCGGAGATGCCGCGGAGCAGCTTGGTAACGCAGTGTCCAACATGTTACGTGAGGAAGGACGAGGCCAACACGTCACCGTCGAACGACTTGAAAACAATGGCATCGTCTATTTCATCGTCCATCCCGACGACTTCGTTCGCAGCGATAACACACACGACGATCAGGGCCGCTTGGCGACTGTGTCGATTCGGCCGACCCTGGACATCATCTTCGCCTATGACCGGCACGCCGGATCGTTTGAACTCTGTGCGAGCCTACCGAAAGCCCACAAAGAGCGACTCGAGCCGATCTTCTCGCGTACGGTGCTTGGTTGGCAACTGCCACCCTACGAGGACGAAAGCGGTTACTACATCGATCACTTGAAAGATCCGAACACGCCACTTCCGACCGATCCGGCAGACCAAATCCGTGTGCGTATTGAAGAGATCAAGATGTTCAATCCATCGACCCGTCGTCGGATTTCAACGGACATCAACAAACACGACGAAAACGACACGATCCACCGTGCGATCGATGAGGAGCTGCGGTCGTCGCATGATGTGCTTGCTAACTTCAGCGTGAATTCCGTCGGCATCCGATTTGTGTTCCCGGCCACACGGTATGCCCGAGCCGGCGGCCGGATCATTCGTATCACTCCCGGCAGTTGCAACCTGCGGAGCCTGACGCCGGACCGTGCCGAGATTGTCCAGAAGCACCTTCGTATGTGGGGAGTCGACGATGCGCCGACGGACGAGCCCAATCTGGTCTCGGTGGGAGCTTAGCCCGCCGGCGTTCACCATTCGTGACGCCAAACTATTTCATCAAGACCATTTCGCTGCCTTTCGTCGCCATCGATTGGTCAAACCGACCACGCCGACGACTGAACTGCAATGCAGAGATTGTGGCGAGCATCAGTCGGTCATCTATACAACCGATCGTGAAGGTGGTCGGCACGGCTTTATCGTCTGCGAGCGTTGTGGTCCGGCAGAGGTGCATCCAGAATCGCTGAACCAGTTCGTCTTCGATACCGAGCCGCTACTAGAACATCTCTTTGCCGATACACGACTCACGATCAAACTCATCGACTCGGATCTCTTATGGCATATCGGCAGACGAACCTTCGATGGGAAAAGTCGCGAGTTGCTATTTCTGCGTTGTTTGAGGGCAAAGAACGAAACAAGTATCGTCGAACAGCTTGGCCGCCGAAAACGATCACTGGTTTTCATGCCACTAGCCCGCTCTGCAGCGAGACTGGACACGATGGTCCCCAGCTTGGTCATCGGGATTCAGGACGTTGTCGAATTCTCGGAAGACGGCTTGCGAATCGACTGGGAGACCGTCGAAGATCGCCTGATCGAATTCAGTGAATTCAAAAATCCAAAACCCAAGCCGCAGCCACGTCGATCGTCGCGCACTGCGAAAATCGAACTACTGGTTCAAGAATTGACGCAACATTTGCGAATTGCTGCGGATCATGCTCACGCATCCGGCGAACTGCTTCCTCGTCCGACGCAACAAGAGCTCGCTCGACGGACCGGAATGTCAAAGTCCGATGTCAGTCGCTGCATGAAAGACGCGTCTGCCAATCAGCTGCGACTGCTTTGGCAAACGGCGGATGACCTGGATGCCCTCCTGCGTTTGCCACGCAGACAACTTCGCTAAATCTTTCTTTTCGATTGGCTCCGACTTTCAGATCCAGAACTTGGAAGGTCTGGGGATAGAGCGGTGTGTTAACCGCATGTTCCCATTTCTCACTTCTAGGTTCTGCCCGTGCGAAATACCAATCCGAAATCTGACTCCGACGAAACACGATGGAGGCGTCGCGAAATCGTCGACCTGCTGACTCGTGCCATCATTTGTCACCATCGAGTTACCGCAATTTCCGGGAACTCTGAAGAATCTGACGGCGATGCCCAAGCCGATGGCTTGATCGAATCGGAAAACGATCGCTCTCTGTGACTGGGCCACGGTAAACACACCCGGCACTTTCCTATTTCGACTCATGGAGAGCAATATGAGCAACCCATTGGGCCAAGAATTGGCCGCGCTGCGCCGAATGTCGGTTAGGACTTGTTCGGAAATAACTTCGGCAATCTTGTAGAATCGAGGCAT